TTTACGCTCATCGCTCATTGAACCAGCTAGGTCGCTGGATGCCCACCAATCTGTCTCTGCAAGCAAGCGGTTACGTTCTTCCCGTAACAACTTCATAGGCTCTGCTGCCTTTATCTCGTCAGCCTTTGCTTTGACTGCTGACCAAGTTGTACCCCAGTCATCAGGGTCGGCGCTCTCAATAGCCGTGCCACTGGAGTCAGCGCCCGTGACCTTACGGAACATCTCGGTAAACTCAGCCTCTGTTGTTGGCTCACCTCTAAGCACCCATTCCTTAATGCCTAGTTCTGTAAGTGCTTCTGCTATACTCATTTTACTCTCCTATCCTACTCTAAATCCATTAATTGAAGTCATATTATCCTCCTATCCTATACGCCATGATGAATCTACTTGATTGTCCACCGTAATAAGTTTTGGTAGCCGTAGAAGTTTGATAAATTTTAGCAATAACAGTATCACCTTCGTTTAGATAACGAACCCCATCACAGTGTAAAGTTGGATAACGGTAGTTTTCGTTGCTATTGGCATTTATCTCAGTAAACCATTCAAAAGGTTGACTGTCTGGCCCAATGCCTATTGTGAGCATGTCTCTTGTTGAAATCCAATCTTGGCGACTTCCAGCTTTAATCCAATAATATCCAGCTAATCCCGTTGGTATTTTTATTCTATTATTAGCTACATCAGCTAAACCATGTGTATCAACAAACACCGTGTCTATTACTGCTACTGTAGTAGTAGCATTCGCTACTCCTGTTTGAGTTGATGCGCCATAAATGTGTACAAAAGGAACTGTTGGAAGTTGAATAAGATTACCAGTGGTTGTTGGTTGGATTTCGGAGACTTTCAAGATGCTTGTCATTGTGCAATCTCCGTAAGAGTCAGTGTTGAAGTAGACGTTACAACATTGCTATAGCTAAACAAAAAATCTCCCCCGTCCTTAAACATTTGTACTTTGTAAGTAGTAGCACTAGTTGTTGAGGGACTATCAAGAAATTCAAACGAACCAGTTAGCATTCCATAACCACCGTTAGTAGAGCCTGCCCAAAGATTCATCTGATATACATTTGTACTACCTCTGAGAAGCCTTAAAACAGCGTCTTCAGTATTTCGATAAACAATTGGCGCATGAAGTGTAGCTAAGATTTTACTACTAGAAAATTTAGGAGTTATTGTTGCTGCTAAATTAGTGTCTACATATGTGCCAGTAGAGCCAAGAGAAGTATAAGTAGTGCTTATTCCTTGCACAATCTGAACCATATGCCCCGGAATATTTACACCGTGACCGCTAGTCTTCTCAACAATGTCATCCACAAAGAGCTTACTCATTGTGCAATCTCCATAAGCGTAAGTGTAAAATGCCCATAACTAGAGTAAGAAATATAAGTTGTATGACCACTTGTCAGAGCATACACAGTATAAGTTGTTGCACTTGTGGTGTTAGGGCTATCTAAAACTTGTCCCGTAGAAGGTATGCGTAAAGCAGGGGTTTCTACGCCCATGATACCAGCATTACCATTGCCAATATTAGTTGAGCCTCTATAAACAGTTGCGCTTGAAGAACCACCCGATGAAATATACCACCCACCCATACTAACAATGCATAGAATTTTACTGCTGGTAGATGATGGAGTAATAGCTTGTGAAAGACCTGTTGTTACAAAACTTGTGCTTGCTGTGTTAAAATCAGTTGTTATGAAATTACTAACAGTCTGAATCGTGTGACCCGGAATGTTTACCTTTCCCGAATTATTAATGGTCATAGCACTTGTGCCAGCCGCATTCCTAATCTGGTCTACATTTATTATCGAAGCCATCTATGCCTCACAGTATTGTTAAGTTGCCGTTAACCGTAATAGTGGTTGACGAACCTATTGTTAGAGGGCCAATCGCCAAGGCGTTCTTGGTTGACGCTATTGTTGTGTTCTCTGTTACGCTCTGACCGTTTGTACGAAACACAGCCGTATCGACCGTTGTGTTTGTTGTCTGGAACTGCGGCGCTGTTATCTCACCAGCAAACGTACCCCCAGAAGCCTTGCTGACTGTATCAGTTACGGTGAATGCGCGATAGGCTCTAATTACAAGTTCGTCATTTACCGCCGCGCCCGTTCCTAGCGTTATTGTGTCTCCGCTGCTAGCTGTAAAGTCTGAGCTATCTAGATGCACACCGTTTAGATAAACGTCTACATCATTCCCACTGAATGCCAATATGGCACCGTTAGCATCTGCACCAGTAAACGCAGTCTGACTTGCTGTAGCCACATACTTGAATAGCTGCATGGCGTAGCTGGTTGGCTGGTCTACGGCGCGACCGAAGTAGCGCACAGTAATAACGTCACCGTTGGCAGGGGCAGTGGAAAATGTAAGTGTGTTTGCCTGTGCTGTATAAGCCGCGCTGACCCCCGGTTCCTGAACCACGTTTCCTATGGTCACAACAATAGCCTCACCGCTCACAACGGATTGAGCCAGAGTGAAGGCAGTGGCGCTCCCTGTTCCAGTGAACTTCTGGAATGTTATGTCACCTACATTCGGGTCTATACCTATATATGCCATTTTATGCAGAAATCTCCATAAGTGTAAAAGTGCTACCCTCTTCGATTCCAAGTGTTGGATGCCCCGAACCCCCAGATGCTGATTTGTATTGTAATTTATATGTGGTGGCTGAAGTTGTTGATGGGCTGTCCAAATATGACATCCCTATCCTAAATAATTGCTGCCCAAAAACTGTCCCAGCGCTACGAGCATCTAAATACCAACCAGATTGTGCATGTAGAACTGTGCTTCCTCTAACAATTGCGTAATAAGGGATAGGAAAAGTAGAGCCATTGTTAGTGTAAGCCCCCAAATCAAACATCAATAAAATCTTGTTAGAAGCGCTTGTAGGCGTAACGGTTAATGTAGCACCAGTAATATCAACTAAAGATGTCTGTGAAGAAGAAGTCTGATTGCCTGAAGTTACTGCCTGACTGACTTGCAACACCTTACCGCTATCTAAGGAGCCTGATAATATTTTAGATATGGGCATCTAATTTAACTTCCTATAACATTTGCATCATCCCGCGACTTGCGGTTTTGGTAATCTGAACGAGCCGTGATAAGAGCAACAAAGTCTGCCTGATTGCTTGGGATGCTGTCAGTGAAGCTGTCGTCATTCATAAGTTTGTTTGTCCACTCTTGCTGCATCCGCTTCCAACAGTTATTTATTTTTCCATCAACTGCTGACTGTATCCACTCATCAAGACCAGCATTATCGCTGTCACTGTACAAGTCATTAGCTAATATCTTTTGCTGTACATCGGTCAGTGTGATTGTTTTCGTATGATTTGCCATTTTAAATTCCTTAACTCAGTAAAATGCCCGAAAAATGTGAGTACCGTAAATCACCGCCAATGATTGTCGCATGGTTATCTGTTCCTTGATATTGCTGGTATTTAACCGTAGCGGTATCGTTTGCATCCATGTCTGCTATCACAGTCAAAGCAAAGTGATTGTACTCTGGGTCCGATGCCCAGTGAGGAGCCATGATATTCTGATAGTTTCTGTTACTAGTTTGTATGAAAAAATAGTAATAAAGGGCAGCAATATCTACAGAATCAACTCTAAGCTGAAAATGCAACAAATAGTCTCCTGTGACAGGAGCCGTAAATGTGTTTGACGCAAAATCACCACCTCTATCAATGGTTTCTGTATCAAAAGCAATTTGGGTAAGAGCAGTGTTGGAGTTACTCATAGTGGCATTAGCTGAAGGCCCACAAAAAAATCTAGGCTGGCTCCCCATTGTAACACGATTGCTGCTATCAATATTTATGGCTGTCCCACTTGTGCTTGCACTCGTAATCCCCGCAGCGCCAGCGCCTGTCCCTGTGACGGATAAATTTCCGCCAATTGTTACATTCCCAGAAAAAGCACCAGTGGTGGCTGCTAGAGCCTGATTAGCATCATGCTCTAGTCGTGTTGTTGGCTCTGCCAGCCCTCGGTAGACAACGTATATATTGTTTGTCCCAGAGGCTGGGGCTGCATCAAATGTTAGTGTGGTTCCTGTGGCAGTGTAGGACTTTCCAGAACCCGGCTCTTGAGGCACGTTATTCACAAACACGTTCAGGTCTTCAGACACATTAACCGGGCGGTTTAATGTAAAGGCCGTAGTAGAACCATTCCCACTAAAATACTGGCTAGTGGGAGTTGCTAGTTTCTGTGATGGTGGTGGCCCAAGATATGCCATTAATCTGCATCCTCTATTGTTAGAGTGCCAGCCGCTACTTGTTTTTGTATTTCTGCGTAGTCACTATTTTCCTCATCCATAGGAACCCACGATTCAACCCCATTTATTTCAACTACAACAGCAGTATTTTTATTATCTGGATTGTCTAGTGGAGCCTTATGGTATTTTGCATTTTTAAATATCATATTTCAGAATTTCCCCTAATGTTCACAACAGAGTTAAAATTAGCCGGACTTTTGTAGACGTACCCGCCTGATTTATACACACCATTAAAACCAAGACCTCCAGTGTTAGTATCTGCTGTTACAGTTGGAACGGCTCGTTTTTCTTCTGTCCAAAAATAATTTCCTAATGCTGCGGTACTGTAATTAGTCGGATATATACTACCCTCTAGTAATTCATAGTAGCGTTTGCACTTGCGTAGCGTAGTTGAGTAGTCCTCATGCTCAAAGGGGGTTTCTACACCTACCTCAAGCTGTACGCCTGTTAGGTAGAAGTTGTTGCTTGTGCTATCAAAAAAGTTCTGTTGCCCCACATACCTATTAGTATTTCCTGAATCTTGCCAAGCAGTAGCTAATGTGCCGCTAGTATAATCAGTTCCAGCAAACAAACCCCACTGAACCGCTAATGTGTAATTGTTATCATTGTCTAGGGCAGTGGTAGTATCACCTGAAAATGTGACAGAGTGTTTTTCCCATGTGTTTGCGGCACTTACTGTATAACTTTGACTTTGAGTTCTTACTGGTGATGTCAAATGCCACAATTCACAAATATGCACTCCTGTTTTTGGAGACTTTACCCAAAATGAAAGCGTGACAGACTCCGCGCTTGATGTGCCATATTTAAGTGATTGAAGATTCAAACCCTCTAGTATTTGACGCAATACACTAATTTCACTTGCACCCACTGAGGTATCCGCCGTTGTGACATCAACCAACAGGCTATTTCCAAACCCTTGCCCAGATGGTGTATCAGTAGATTGCTGTAAGTTAGCAACCGCACTGGCTGCGCTTAGATAAACATTGAAACGGTCAACAAAATATACGGAACCACCGTTTGTAGTTGCTTGGTTTCCCCGTTGATGAACTCGCATTGCGCCATTAATTAAAATGTTCCTGTTAGACAAGACTTGGTCAGTCACCTTCGGTACAGTGACTGCTTCGCTTGCAATCTGATTAGTGTCAATAGTGCCGAGTGCCATTAGGTAATCTCCAGTACACTCAGAACCGCGTCACAGCAGTTAGCCTGTGATCCATAAACTTTTAATACGTCAGTGGCGTTCATAACAATTTTCTGAGGTCCTCCGACTGCCACCAGAGACGATCCAACAGGTACAATTGCATCTTTAACCACATGAGTAATAGTGCTTCCACCATCCAGTAGCTCGACTGTAACCGTAATTGAGACTGTCAATATGTTAGCGATGTTAAGGCCAATGATTGTCGTCTCTGTAGAACTTGGACAAGTGTACAAGGTAGCTTTAGACGATGACGTATCAATGTTTTGCGCCGTGAATGTTTTAAATGCGTTTGCCATTTCCCTATCCTAACGCTATCGCAAATGCTAGCGAGTTATCTGTGAAGTTAACAGCGCTACCAGTTGCATCATTAAATATCATCTTTTCTGCTGGCAACGTACAGAATATTGTTCTAGTGCCAGACGACCAATTAACGGCACTATCTGAGTTACTGGACTGCAATATGGTGGTACGAGCAAGAGTCGTCCCAGATAAAGTAAAAGTACCAATACCTGTCTCAAAGTCAGTGCCGTCAGTGCAAGTGTAATAGGTTGTATTACCGTCACCCACTTGACTAAAAGCTTCAAAACCAGTCAAAGCACCAGCTAACGTATATGTGCCAGTGCCCGTAGTTGTGGTCGTCTCTTTGACGCGATCTTTAAGTACAAGAGGCATTACTTCAACTCGATTGACAAGTTCCCTGCGTTAATACGGAATATATCTCCAACCGCTATTGTCTTACTTGCGTCCAATGCTCCAATAAACAACTTGTTGGAACCATCAAAGGTCAACAATACATTGTCTGAGATTGACGATGCAGTATCCAGAACAATACTGGTCTGGCTATTTACTGTAGCTACTCTAACGACACCACTGATCCCGGTGCCTGTAACGACATCGCCTACAGCGATTGTTCCGTTATTTGCATCAACAGTCACATTAGCTGATGAGCTAACCGCACCATTGACAGTTGCCGTAGCAATATTCTTGTCTGCGACAAAAGCGTGGGTAACGGTGTAAGTAGAGGCCGTTCCAGCGGCTGCTGCGTACTCAATATTGTTGTCGTTTATCACTCGCTGAGTGTCACAAACAACAACGTCTGATACGCTATGCGCGGCGGCAGTTGTGCTAGATGTTCCTCGTGTACCACCTGTGAGAGTGTTTGTGCCGTCAAAGTTTAGCGCTACATTATCGCTGATTGAAACTGCGGAACTCAAAACAATGTTGTTTTGGTTTGTGACAGTAGCCACTCTGACTGTGCCAGATATACCTGTGCCAGTAACAACCATACCAACAGTGATAGTGCCGCTGTTTCCATCAACCGCTACGTTAGCTGATGAGCTAACCGCACCGTTTGTATTTGCCGTGGCTGTGCTATCTTTACCAGTGTAGGTAATGATCTCATCACCGATAACAACAGCGCCAGATGTCGGAAACGCTTCTGCGTCTGTCAATATCACTTCTGTTGCGCTGTTTGTCAGAGCAACTGCTACGGTTGTTGTTGACTGTTTCCAGTTTGCTGCGGTGACTTGCTGCCTTGTATAGTTGGCATCATCTGTGTCCACCTGTACTTCTGTTACATTTCCAGCCTCCGCGTTTGACACGGCGGTTGCTAGGCCAACATATATATCGTTGTTTGGCGTAGCAAAAGAGAGTGAGTTGTTCTTAAATATGAAGTCAAGAACCCTTCTCTCTAGGTAATTGGTTGCTGCGTTTGATGTTGCCATCGTTCTTACTCCTGTTTAAGTGCGTGGCCTATCAGGTAGACCTCTCCTGTAGGCATCACTATTCTCTCTAGCTTCAGCCAAATCCTTTAGTCGTTGTATTTCCTGCATGAACCTTTGTTCATACAGTTGCATCATGTCCTGTTCACCCTTCATGTAAGTATACGCTTCTACAAGAGAGCCGTAAAGAAGGGCATTAGGAGCATTAGTACTGAGCCAAGTATTACCTGAACCCGCTCCAGCCGTAATACTGGCTGGCCTGTAGTAATAATGAAGCTCTACTGTATATGCCTGATCCGGTGTGGGACCCACAATAAAATTATCTACGTCAAAAATACCATAGTATTTTGGGACAGCATTGCTGCCATAATCTATTGAATACCGTTGAACAAAGTTCACATCTTTAAAGTCTAAAAACGCTTTATAATTAGCTGTTGTGATTTGAAAAGAAAAAGGTGCTAAATAATCGGTAGGCACATTTAGATAAGGGTCACTAGCTGTAAGTTGTGATGTAGCATTCTTTCTGAATAGCTCTAAATCAACCAGTGTAGAGATACGGTCTTCCGCGCCACGAATAAACACAGGCAGATTAGTTACAAAAGAAGTTTCCTCATTCTCTGTAAAATTCTTTATCGCGTCTTGTAGCTCTGTGTATGTAAATGACATGTCACTTGCTCACTATACTATTGTTATATTGCCGACCATACCGCTATGGTTAGTGCACTGATACACCAAAGATGTATCGCTTGGTTCATGCGGGACAATAAACTGCGTCAACCCGGTGGTAGAATTGTAGTTGTCTGTCACCCCTGTTGTAAAAGCAGACCCGCCATTAGATGTCCTTATTTGCAAAGGATGGCTTGATACATTAGCTGTATTGTCAATCAAATATGTGTGACCCTTGTAGAAGGTAAAGTTCGGATTGTTACCTGAAGTTGCCCCGGGGCCAGTAAATGTATATGCGGTAGAACCATTCACACCAGCGGTGTATTTGGTTACAGGACCGCTTGCCTCATCATTCAGGCGCAGCCAATTACCGCCGTGGGCAAAATACATCCCTCCGAGCGCATGCACATGAGCAATGGCTCCATGATATGTTGATGCACTGGGTAGATCACTAAAAGCTGCATAGTAGAAAACGATCTTGTTCGCGCCTTGACTTACGTCAAGAACACCGTTTGTGTCGATAATATCTGTAAGCGTGGTTCCGTTACCTAACGCATTGTAGATCTCATCGAAGTTGTCGTTTATTTTATCTGCGCCTGCACGAAGGGTATCACCCGTTCCGTCATTCGCTGATGATCCAATTCCTACTGCTTGTTTTGCCATTTAAGCCTCGTCAAAAGTCTTGCTTGCCGAATCGAATGTAACACTTATCGAATCAAACGTCGATGATGTTGTTGCTACGCCAGCAGCAGCGGTTGCAACGCCACCGCCACCTCTTATGCCACCAGTGGTTGCTGTTTCTCCAGTAATTGTAATTGTATATGAGTTAGCATCAACGACAGTAATTGTATACCCCGCAGCTTTTTCTAACGCGGTTTTTGAAAAACCGTCGAATGCTTGTGTTTTACGAAAGATAACAACATTAGATGTGCTTCTACCATGAGACGGCTCAAACACAGTAATTACGGAAGAACCAGCGCTACCTGATTGAAAAGGGTTCATCATCAAGAGAATTTGACCAGCCTCTTCAGTAGCAGTATCTGGTCTAGGTTGAAACAAAGCTTGAGGGTCAGGGCCTACCCTGCGAGGGTTTAATTGTGGATGTTTAATCTCATACTCGTCTGGACCAACCTTGAGACCATTCCACTCAACAATCATTTCTGCAAGGCGATACCGGAACCCGGAACGATCCGAAAGACCCCAAGCTTTTTTACCAGATGCATGTCTAGCCATTAATTAACCCGAAGATATTGAATACTAGGCTGAAGTTTCAGCGGCACCCTGTCCTCGTCCTCATCTGCTGCACGTTGAAATTCTTCCTCATACACAGCCTTTAAAAGTTGAATTCTATCGGGAGCTTTTTTCATAGCTATATAGTAGGCTAAACCAGCTACCATACAGGGGTAAAAACGAAACGGAGCGTCTGCTGTGTTTACCAAAGTATCGGCATCATCCATCCGCTGCACATAATAATAAACTAAGGTGTCCGTAGAGTTTTCTGGAGTAGGCCATAGTATTACCTGCGGCAGTGTTTGACGGTTGTAGTAATACTGACTCGGACGACCTTCCGTTGTTTTTGTGGGGAGAGTTAAATAATCTCCCCTAGACATCCGTGACAACTCAAAGTCTGTGCCACTGCGTCGTATTACCACTTCCAGTAAATCTGTGTAATCTGCGGTAAATGTGTATGTGGCTGTGCCAGATGTCAAAGCTTGTGTGCCCTGCTTAACTGTCCACAGGTTAAGACCTCTGTTAGCCCAGTCAGCAAACATTAGGTTAAGAGATCGTCGGGCTGTTTTAAAATCGTAACCAGTACGGGCCTCTAACCCGCATCTCTCATACGCCTCTTCTATAATTTCAGCGACGTTTAGCTCGAAGTTTCTGGATCCTGAAAGAGCCATTATTTTTTCCTTCTTAAAGATTTAACTCTACGAGGCTTACCCGCTGGTTGTCCTAATCGTTTTTTCTGCGATATTCTACTACGTTTTTCTGCTGCTGTCATTTCTTTGGAGGTTTTGGGCGTTTTAGAAGACACCCTCTTACTGGGGCGGCAATATGGAGTACCCCGTTTTTCACCCTTGCGACGCCCACACGCTTTGCCCGTGCGAACATCCTTCCATTCTTCCTTGAACCACCGCTTGAGAGCCGCACCCTTTTTTGTCTTTCTAATAGCCATGTTTTATACTCATAGAACTTGCAGCAGAAACCATCAATAGAATAAACGCTCCGATACCGACAACAATAACAAAGATTAAAAGAAGAGCCATCTTCACGTTTTCCATTATTTCTTCTTGTCTAAGAATAGCTTCTCTTCTAGCTCTCATCGCCGCTTCTTTAGCTTCCTGTATTCTCTTCTGCCTCTCTTCAAGAATTCCTTTCCAAGTACCGGGGCCAAAACGCATATCCACCATAGTGGCTACTTCTTGTAACTTTTCGGCGGCTACTTTAGCATCAATAACCTCACGAGCAACAGACTCCACCCCGAACTGATCTGTCAAGCCAAGACCAGATTTTTTGTTTCTAGCCTCGTTTACCTGTTTCTGACCTGCGAACAAAGCATCTATCTGACTTGCAATATCTCCTATGTCATTCGCTGTGCCAATGGCACTTTTTATACCATCAACGGCACTTTTAACTAAGGCTATACCAGCTAACGCCGTTGATATTGGTTCCATAATTATCTCTCACGGTCTTAAAATAATAGTACCGCTATCAATATATCTTGGTTGTGCGGTATTTGAATGTTCCCCCTTTTGCTTTCTTCTTACTGTTTCCCCAGTTTGCTGCGCCGACTTTTCTGCATTTGGCGATAGCCCCGCTTGCATACGCCGACGGGAAGACTTTATATCTGCGTTTAACTTTTTGATAGCATGCATCTTTAGCCATTCCTTTTTTTCCTTCTCGCACGTTTAGTTACTTTTCTTCTGTCGCTCAAAACAGTGCCACATCCTCTAGCAACATTACGATTACTGGAAGGTCTTTTTCGTTTCTGCGGTGGCTTTGATATTTGTTTTGTCATTGATCCACGCGAGATCGCCATTTTTATTCTCCAAGAAATCATCCCACAAGACGCTTAACATCTTGTGGTTTTCACTGACCTTCTGATTTATTACAGCCGTTTCTGTCTTCAGATCCACAATTGACATTGCAATCCAAGCTACAAAGGCAAGTATGGCTGTAACAATTATATTTAGCATTTCCATCTCCGCCGTGCAGCGCAAATACGTTTTTTGGGTGTTTTGCTACAATTAATGTTATGCATCTTCATCTGGCCTTTTGAACGGCTACAGTATGACGAGCGACGTTTAGCAGCTTTTGACCCTTTTTTTACTTTACCAGTGACAGCGGTCTTTAGCTTTGACCCGGGGTTGGCGCGGCGGTACGCCGCCACACCAGCCTTGGTCATTCCCGCCCCAGAAGCTGTGGAGCGGAAATTTTTCTTGTTACGCTTTGGCATTTTGGCTGGTTTTCTAGCCATTAGCCAAAGAATCCAGTAAGCGAATCTACATTGGTAAGTGTCACATGACACTCATCATCGAAGATCATACCGTGGTCAGGTATGGTGATCTGGTTGTCATCAGACTGATGAAAAACCATTGACAACTGTGTCGCACCACTACTGCCATTTTTAAACACCACCGCAGGTGACCCGCTTCCAGCCGTTTTTACATAAAAAGCTTTTAGACGAGTTCTGCCACCCAGAAGTGTCCCGGTAGCTGTGACTGTTTTTGCTGTGATAGAAGCAGCCATTCCGCCCTCCTATTAAGCAAGGTTGTTATTTTGCTGGTACAGAATTGTAAAACGAACAAGACCTGCGTTTGTTGCGGCAGAAGCAGTCACAGTCAAACGAATGTCTGCTGTACCAGTATCCTGCCAAGCTAATGCAGCACCAGCCTGAGTTGTCGGGTACTTACGACCAGCAGTTGTTCCGCTTGCAAATGTGTTCAGAATTGTAGCTGCGCCACCTACAGTGTCACCGACACTAAGATTGGTAGAAGTGTTAGCTGCTGTAATGACGTCAATCACACAGTCAATAATCTGAGAGTTTGCAGGGATAACAACGTCAGTGACTTGAGCAGCTAGAGCACCGCCTGATAAGTCTGCTGAAAATGTCTGAGCCATAACAACCTGACCGACGTTAGCGATGTTTGAGCCTAGAGTCGTGCCTGTTGTGTTCTTGATAGTTCCGGCCTTAATAGGACCGGAGAAAGTGGTAGTAGCCATTTAAGTCTCCTGTCGTGGCTAGTGTCAACCGCACCATGCAGTTGTCAGGAATGCATCATTGTACAATAAAAAAGGGCAGCATGGAAGCTGCCCTTTAATATCATTTTGCCTACACTTATGCGCCCGGTGAACCGAACACTGCGCGAGGGTCTGAAAAGCCGAAGCTGTAACGCTCACGAGCTTTGTACCGCATGTTGCCAGTGTCGAAATCTGGGTCCATTGCAGTTGACAGAGCCAAACGCTCAAAGTGCTTGAAGCCATTTGGTGCATCAGTCTTAATGAAGAATGCGTCTGTATCAGTTAGGAAGTCGTTGACTACATAACCGTCTGGAAGCATGCCCATTGAGCGCAATGCGTTTGTGTCGTTGTCTGCTGTACCTACCCGAAGGTTTGATACCATAAGACGCTCGGCAACAAACTGAAGCTGGCGAGGAACGATAAGCTTCATGCCTTTAAGGGCAATGATCAAACCGCGCTCGTCAGTGAAACCAGCGATGCTGATAAGTGAGTCTTCAAGAGAAGTCTCATTCAGGTCAGCAGCAGTTGCTGGCTCGTTAGCGAATGTGCCGCCGCTTGTTAGCGGGTGGTTAGTGGCGCAGAGAGCAACACCGTCACCACCAGCAAATGCGCCAGCGGAGAATGCATTGTTAAGAACTGCGGCAGCTTTAACCTGCTTTGTGTGTGCCATTGAACGAGCAAGGGCACGAGTGTACCGAGAAGCAAGACGATCATAGAGATTGTCCTCAACTGCTTCTTCAGTGATTGAGAAGGCCATTGCCACTGTCTCGTGGTTGTAACGAGCAGTGTAAGCTTCGTTGGCATCATCAAAAGTGACACCTGTGCCCTCACCCTTGACAGGTGCGGCACCGAAACCTGACAACATCACCTCTTCTTCAAACGCCCGGTCAGAAGACTCGGTGTCAAAGATTTCAGCATGCTGACCTTCGTATCGGTCATATTCCATTCCAAAGAGAGCGTTTAGACCGGGCTCTAGTTCTTTGGCGAGTTGTGCGCGAGAAATAGCCATTGTCTAACCTCCCTACGAAATTGCAGCTTCAGAATCAGCCTGAAGCAGCGCATGGTTGTTGATCATCACAATCATAGGAATACCCGCAGCAGCAAAGTCTTCGTTGTCTACATCATCAAGGATGCCAACAATCTTCAGAGGAAGAGAGGCGTTTGATGAGTCTAATGTAGCAACATCCATCTTTGCGGATGAGATTCCTGTGGTTGTACTTCCGCTTGCGCCACTATCCAACTGAGTGTTTTCAAAGATAGACGCTTTAGCGGTTGCTTCATCTGTAAATGTCGCATCAGTAGCGATAATGAAGCGCTGAAGTGGGTTGTCATACACAAAACCTGTAATGTCGAAGTTTGTGTCTGCACTTCCTGAACCGGGCCAAGTGTTCGAGAACACTTTCTTTCCGGTAGTGGCTGAAACATACTCACATCCTTGGAACACGCCAACATATGCCACGGTATCTCCTGAAGCAGAGCCAACAACGATTGAACCACCGTTGTCACACTTTACTGGAGTACCTTGGAATATTGCTGCTGCGGAACTGCCGATGGGGTATGCATTCACACCGCCAGTAGCCGGAGTGCTACCCGCAGTGTTTATCGGCTTGAGGCCGAAGGCAACATTAACATTTGCCATTGCTTACTCCTTTTTTTGTAGGAGGTCAGCCATCCGACTTACCTCCGAATGATACACGGCTTTTCCTATCCGAGTGGATAGGCATTGAGGGATGTTGTTCCCTCATTAGGCTTTGGTCCACGGCTTCCATTTGTTGACGGGTCTGCTCCCGATAGTATTCAGTTCGCTCTTCTACCGTTTCCTCTGGGATACGAGCAAGCATTAAACCGCCTACTCCTATTACACCTGCATGCTGACCATCATCGATGGTTGGATATTTACCAGCCATCTCAGGATACTCGTCAGCCCTTACAGGCTCCCAACCTTCCCGAAGCTTGGCATTTACATTCATCTTATCGTCCTCACCACGAAGTGAAGTACGAATCCAACGATGCTTATAGCCGTCTGGTGCTTCTGGGGCCTCCAGTTTAGAAGGAGGTGCCCAAGGCTTTCTTCTCTGGGTCTTTGCGCGAGTTGTCGCTTCGCGTGGCGTTCTTGTAGAATCAGTCATCTCTTACTCCTTAACATACTTAGCATATTCTTCGAGCGGAACATTCAACCGCTTCGCTATTGCAATCTGCGAAGGAGTTAATTTGACTGTTCTGCGCCCCTTTCCTGACGGTGCTTTAGAAGCACTGGACTCCGCAGAAGCGACTCGGGGTCCAGAATCATTGCGCTTTGTTTCCTTAAATTTTTGTGGAAACTCTGCACGAATCCTCTTGTCAAGTTCATTATAGTACTCATCGGACGTTGGGTCAAATCCTTCATCCTCTATTAGTTGTCTATGTACGCCAAAGGCAGCGTATGTCATAGGTTGATCAGTACCAAACCATTCATTGTTAGAAGCCCAAGCCTCCGCTTTTGGATCAGGAGGAGCGGGTTGTTGTGCTTGTTGTTGTGAGGCTGGGGCATTAGTTGCTTCTTCTTTAGCAACACTAGCCCTCTCTTGTCTTTTTCGAGCTTGCTCTAATTGCGCTTCGTCCAAGGCTAAACGGCTTATGTTCTTTTGAGCCTCAAACATTCCTTCAGCGTCACCCTCGTCGTAAGCTTTTTGATATGCTTGTTTAGCAGCATCTGCCTGCGACTTAATCCTAGTGTCGAATTCTCCGACATAAGACTGGTCCAAAGATTCCAAACGCTGTCTTAGCTCATCGTTTTGCTTTTTCACTTCCGCCGCAAAATCAACAGCAGCTTTTCTTTGAGCTTCTTCTTCACGATATCTGTGCGTTAATTTATTTATTCTAGTCTGCACAGACTTAGAGTATTGCTCGAGCTCCTCTTCTTTTGACTCGGGTTCTTCCTCTTCTTGTTTTTCTTCAACAACTTCGACTTCAGAAGAAGTATCTTCTTCTTTTTCTTCAACAATTTCGATTTCTTTTTCTTCGGTTTCTGCGGCGTTAGTTGACACAACTATCCTCCGTATGACTTGATATCGTCTGGATCGACGATGGTTGCGATGACTTCGTCATCGTTGATAATGCGGACTTCACCGCCCTCGATACTAAACCGAGAGCCAGCGTAGCGACCGATACACACCCAATCACCCACCTTACACCAAGGGTCACCGCCGCCAAATTTGTCGGCATCCTTGTATGCTAAAGGTCCAACCTTTACGACATAGGCTACAACGGTAGCCTTTGACTCACGGTCTCTAACTTGATCAGGAACATAAATACCCCCTTCAGTCTTATCACGACCCATGTACGGCATGACTAATATGCGCCATCCAGTGGGTTGTGGGATTCTTTCTGTAAGGGATTTTTTCTTTGCGGCCTCTTCGGCCTTCTTTTTCGCTTCGCGTTGCGCGACAACGTAGTCAGGTACTATCAGTGTCTTCGACATAATTCACCTTTTTTAGCAGGGCCTTTAATTCCTCAAGAGCATAAGCGACACCCTGTATTTCGCCGACTCTTGCTTTGTAGTCTTCCCAATCGGAAACACCACCACTTGTAATAGAATGACTAATGTCATCTATTCTTTCAGTCAATCGTTTATTGTACTGACTGATAAAATTTATAATATCCATATAAGCCCCTTAAACTTTCTTCTTTACAGTGCCTCCACGCATACGACGCATAGCCATCTTCTTGGCTTTGTTCATGCCGCCCATCATCTTTTTAGCCACTACCTTACCACCACGATTGCGGCGCATTACTTTCTTTTTAGCTCCAGCCATTTTCTCGTTTCCTTCTTCTAGCCAAGATTAAACTGATAAAGTCTTCTTTTGTGTAATTTTCGTAGTATCCCATTTTTTCTAGTTTTTTACTAGCCTCATCCAGTTCGGATAACTTCTGTATAAATACCATTGTAAAGTTTGTTTGAAAAGCCAGTAACCATAAATCTATTTTATTAACAGCAAACCAGTTGTTCATAGCTACGCATGCGGCTTCAACTTGATCATAAGGCTGTTCGGCTTCTTCCTCTAAACAGATTACAACAGAGTGTTTATCGCTAAAATTCTTACACTGAGTTGCTATTGTTAACCACAGATCTTCCGTGTCCAGACATTCTACAACTCTTAATTTACCTTCATGTAGTGCCTTCTTTGCAAAAGGACAAGGAGCAAATCCAGCGTCCTTGTCCACAACACTTAAATCAGTGTGTATCCATTCCTCTATGAGTTCTCTCATTTTTTACGAGGCACCAATAAGTCTTGAAAAGAAACTCGGGCTTTCTTTACTGTAGATTTGAGCACTAGGACCTTTTTTAATCTTCATACCCATACTTCTAAGAAGGGGCGCAATACCTACCTCAGATACGATTTTATCAAACGTACTAGGGGTGTTGTACTTGCTGGTGAGAAGGTCACCGGAGCGAACCATATTAGTCGAATCAAAAGCTAATTGATTAGCCGTTGAAGGGCCACCAAGTTCTCTCGAAGATACTGCATCTCGAATTAACTGCTGAAGATCAGTTGCTGGCGCTGGAGGAGTTTGATTCGGCCTAAACTCTGGACCCATTATTTGTCCTGAAGGAAGACGGGCACCATCTGGAACTTTTGAAAAATCCTTATCCATTAAGTCTCTTACAGACATTCCATGCTCGTCTAGAAAATCTTGAACCTCGGGGCTTAGTTCCACAGAACTTCTACCAAGAGCTTCGCCAATGGTGTCAATCCCAAAACCCCCCGCAAGCTGTTCTCCAGAAAGTCGTGAGCCATAGTTACCAGCGGCAGGAAATTGTGGAGGATTTTCTAATCTTTCCATAGCCCGGGCGGCAGCTTCATCGGCACTAAGGTTCTTAGTATCTTCAAAGTAGTTTTTTATTTCATCCGCTTCTGCTTTAGTCATGCCGCCTGTTGTTTGAACTGATCGAACACTTCCATCAGGGAGTGTTTCTGTTTGAAACCCGGTTTTACCATCCACAATAGAAGACCCTGATGGCTTAACCGTTGTCTCACCACTCAAAGGATTAGTGCCTCCGAAGCGCTGTTCAAATCCTGCTAAGTCAGGGGAAGCACCACGAGGCATGAAATCGAGTGAGCTTGTAGAAACTCCCGGGACGTTAGGCGTTGTGAAATCATCTATAACATTTCTTAGAGCAGCGCCAGCATCTTTAAAACCTTGTACAGCCTGACCCGGTATCTGTCCAAAAGATCTACCAAGGCCACCATATGTCTCACCCCTAGCCATCATTTCAGGAGTGGGAGCCATTGCATCTTGAGGTAAAGGCTGACCTGCAATTCCTGTAACTTTGTTTGTCAAAGCTCTTGCAAGCATACCCATGCCGCCCGTCACGCCCATAGCAATGTTGTCCATGCCGCTGTAGTTTCTATCATAAGTAGCTATTGGGCCTAGAGCAGTTGGTGTTCCATCTTTCCTGCCAAAAATACCAGACTGTAGGCCCGGTCTGACTTGACCCCTAAGATCAAAAGCTTGAGGATTGAAATTAGGATCAATGTCTCGATTATATCCTCGAAGACTAGGATCATTGTATGGATTTAAATACTGATCGTATGCTCTGTTAATGGCTCTTGCTGTCGGATCCGCATAGCCATACTTGTCTTGATATGTTTCTAAATCTGGACGACCAACGTCGGAACCTGACTTTCCGCTGTAATAGTCCCCAGCGTCAATGCCCATTGACTTGCCGTCGGACATCAAAACTGTTTCCCCGAGCTCGTTCTTCTTGCCGAAGACCGTGCCAGTAAGTCTGCCTACGTTGGGATCGGTTTTAACCTGCCCCGAGCCTATACCTACTCTTTGAAGAGCTTTTGCAGTGTCATACCCAAGGGTATCAATACCGCCCGTGTTAGTTCTGGATATATCATATAAAGAATTAAAATCAGACCTACTCATAGGTCCCCTGCGGGAGGTGTATAAATTAGCGAATTGATTAAGGCCAGACCTTGGACTTTTGAACATAGGAAAGCTTTCTCTAATAGCCATTCCTGTTCTGGTGGGGCTGTCCATGTAAGAGTTTACAATCGAATCAACAACACCTTGATTACTCGCGCCAGTAAAGTCGGAGCCACCCGAATCAAAACCTCCGAAGTCGTAGCTGTCCATATTTATGCCAGCGGCTTGAGCGGCGGCAGCAGCTATGTCCTGCTGTAAGTCCTGATCAAAATCTTCATCAGAGTATTCAATAGCCATTGCTATCTAACCTTAACTTTTCTACGAGGACACACAGATGCTTTACCCATACCACGAACATACTTACCGTCCTTGGCTTCGACAATATTTTTTGTTTTGTTCATAGTATTCTCCAATACGGTTGAACCGCCATCCCTACGACCACGAGCTTTAGCCATAAGCTTCTCAGCGGAGCCACGACTAATACCAAGATCTTCTGCAAACTGATTTAGTCTTGGTCTTGGCATTTCTTACCCCAGTTTATAATTTCATCTATGGTGCGTCCGCAACCAATACATCTTACACGTTCTTTGTCTAGTACACAAATACCTACGCATGGACTTTTATTCATAGCTAGGAACACCTATCAAAGCATTAATACCAAACATCTCCATAAGGACAAGAGTAAAAAACAGCAACAGAACACCACCGAAAATTAACTTGCCAGAAAAGTTCGACGATCCAATCTTAATCGCAACAAACTCATTACCCAAAATCCGAAGGATCAACTCGAAGCTATTGTCACCAACTTTAGCTTCTATTGGTTTTACTTTCGATTCATCCACGCCGTAGCTCCCATGAATGCTCCAACGATACCAGCACCACTGATATAAAATAAGTTACTAATGTCGCTTAGAGCGTTAATCCGCTCAATACTAATGAATGGCATAAACATCATAAAAGTGAATACACCCATAGCTATTAGAGTAGCTGTAGCCATACGCCTTTGAGCAAGCTGTTTGCGTAACTCATACTCTGTCTTCTTAATTTCTTTTGCATGCTCCAGTTCTTCATCGGTGACTATACCATCGCCATCCATGTCGTACTGGTCGTACTGGCTGTCTTTTTGCAGGCGCTTTGACATCACTTCTTACCAAAAAACTTAGCGGCACCGCGCATACCAAAACTGGCAGCAACGATAGTGCCAAGAGTATATTGATAGTATTGCGGCATGGCCTCAAGAGCAGTAAATCCATCAGAAACAATTTGTCTCCCCCAATCTCCACAGAATGCTAGAATTAACGGAACCGAAAAAAGCACAGTTAACCACTCGTCCTTCCACGAATGAGCAGAGGCATCAGCCATCTTCAGATCCCAATCGATCTCTCCAGTAGCTTTCTTCTGCATCACCACAGCTTCAGCTTGAGCGATAGCTACTTTCGTAGCCGCTTGAGCTTTCTTTTCTTCTACCTTCCCGTTCAACCAAGTACCTGCCAAGGATGAAATCGGACCTATAAGAGCCTGTAACATTATTGACCTCTCTTCAGGGCAGCTTGAGTATTAATACGATAGATGTTCACATCGTTACGATCATCAGCGATACCTTGCTGCATTTGTAACCGCTGCATAGCCAACTGAGCAGACTGTTCCAATTTAGCCTGATCAATCTGGAAATCCATTGCATCATTCTGTGTCTTGCGCTGAATCTCTGCTGTATCGTTCTGCAACTCCTGCTGGCGAATCTCAACCAGTGGGTCAGGCTTTTGCGGTGGAATCAGAAGCGGTGACAATTGATCGAGTGTGTCTGATATCTGCTGCGCTACCGCTGCCTCTACCGCTTCAGGTGGTAATTGAGGAATAGGCTCACCAGCCATTTGAGACTTTTGAATCGCCTGCTTGAATACTTCTTCAACAATATCCCTAGCAAACAAAGATACATGCTCCTGAATGTGAGCCTGCAACAACAAGAAAGCCTGTGGGCTAGCTTGAATGGCAGGAGACTGAATCATGGATGCATGCACTCTGATATGAGCACGATGATCCTGCTCCTTGAATGCCTGACTCGGCATACCCTTCAGAGCCATAGAATTTTCCATAGCCGGGTCATTCGCTTGCGGTGGCTGCGGCGCTGGTAGGATAGCGTCGATGTTCTTCACATCCAACGCATCATACATACGACGATAGGCTTCATACAGATTGTGCATCTGCGGTGCGGCCTGCGCTAACTGCAACTGTGTTTGTGCAAGAGACAAACGCTGTGCCATAGAAAAAATTGACGGGTCAGAGACAGGGAGGATATCTACACGCCCGTCAAAGTCTTGTGCCATAATCTGAGGGTTTACGTTTGCTCCGACCATATATGGATAGGGCACCGGATTCGTAGCAAAGATCTCCGCTAACATGCGAAACTCTGCTTTTTGTGCGTAGTGTAGGCGCTTATGAATACTTGAAATAACTTTTGAACCCTGCTCAATCAGGGCCACTGTTGTTCCCACGGGAGCTTGGGAGTTGACATCTGCGACCTTTGTGTCCGCAACTTGTGCAAATCTTCTACCCGAATCAACGACCACCCCGAGTAATTGAGCCAGCGTACCAGAAGGCTCCTTGTACGGGAGTGGGACAACAGCATTCCGAACATCACCGCCGGGAACATCAATATCGCGGAACTCACCCGGATTGATAGGCTCATCGTCATTTCTGACACGAACTCCACGAGCCTTGAAACCACCCGGTAAATTCGAGAGCGTACCCGCATCAATAAGCTGACGGAGAATAGATGTGGCAGCACGAGATAATCCTCCAATCATATGCAGTAAGCCAAACCCGTAGAAACCAAAACCGGGCAGGAATTTAAAGTGAACAAAATAATCACGCTTCCGACGCATTGGATCCTGCTCACGATAGTTCCGTACTACCGAGAGAATTTTTCCCGAATCGCCGTCCATAGTGACGATATACGGCAGCTTGATACCTGTAGCTTCACCTTCCTCGTCAATATCCTCAAATCCCTCAAGGTCAAGGTCAACATGGACTTCATGGATAGTATAAAGCTCGTCACTGTATCCCGGGCGAAGTCCCTGAATCTCATCAGCCTTTCCACGGATTGTTGAGTCAGATTCATCATCTTCTGTTGCAGACAAGTCAACATCTCGATAAACACCTCCTACCTGTAACTTTCTAATATCATTTTCACTCATACGAACAACGTGAGTGTATCGTTCTGCTGTACGCAAATCAGAAGCAGAGTAAGGAACAATCAAATCCTCTGCTGGTACAAACTTGGATACCGCTCTCTGACGAGTGGGATCAAAGTAAACCTTCTTAAATGTCGAACCAGTAATCGGCAGATAAAACAGCATCTGATCCGTATCCTGATCAAACTCCTCCATTACCTCCGTAATCTGGTAATTCATAAAGTCCTTGACACGCTGGGCCTGATCCTCAACTTCCTTGGTCTGCATGCCCAAAATCTGCGTCTTCACAGGACCACCGGGAGGTAACATCTCCTTGTAAGCCTGCGCCTGAAACTGCGTAACAGCCTCGCTCAATAACGGATGCGTTACACCAGATGAACCAAGAAATGGCTCTGAACGCTCCTCGTAATTAATACCGAGTAACGTAAGACCCTTCGAGATAGCCTCTTCCCAATCCTCTCGAGAACCCTTGTCCTCATCTACCTTAGAACCAAGGTCCGAGGACAAAGCTCCAAGGACGGAGTCATCAAGTACTTCAGCCAAGTTCGCATTGTGATCGTACTCTTCAGCTTCAACCTCGATCAACTGCTCTTCACCAACAATCTCAATACCGGGCGGAAGCTCTTCCATACCGGGCAACGGTACTTGGACCTCGGTCATCTGTTCTTCTGCCGTCATCCCCGGTCCGCCGGGACCCATTGCAGGTGCAACCATCTGTGGAGGTAGTGCCATTAGAATGTTCCTTTAAATGTTCCGCCACGGGCCTTCATCACAGCCTTACTCATACCACCAGTCTTGTACTTCTTTGCAAGCTTTGAATCTATTTTTTCCTGCACACCTTCTGGCAGTTTTGAAAAACCTTTATATTTAGAAGGCACATCATTCATGCCGCCGTCTTTACGACCCTCATAATCATCTAAAGCTATTCTTAATAGACCAGAAAAATACTTTCTATCTTTTTCAGTCTTGGCGTTAGCTAGGCCCTCTCTGGCTTTATCTATCTTTGTTCTACTTATTCTAGCACTAAAGTTCTTTTCACCCATTAGAACACTCCTTTGAATCTCTGTGGACGGGCAATAGGACTGAAACCCTTGACCATACCACCACCAACTTTATTTACAGAACGACTGTCCTGTATCTCTCTGTATCGATCATATTCCTTATCGGTCAATAAACGGATGTCACGTTGGGCCGCTGCCATGATCTGTTTGTCTGTTCGCATTTTACGAATATACCTTAAATAAGTCACCTATACCAGAACGCATGTCAACCTTGCCACCCGCAGCTTTTTTAACTAGGCGCAAGTTAGGCTTTGGTGGAGTGGGATCTGGAATGCCTATCCCAGAAATACCAGCCTGCTGCTTGTTGGCAAACTCCGTAATAATTCTTTGAGCCTCTTCCGGCGGGGTATCATCAGTAATACCCAGAGACTGACGAAACTGCTGCTGTTCAGCCTCCAACTCCGCAAAACGAGCTTTGTTCTTCTTTGTGGTTAACTCCGCTTCCAAAGCCTTGCGGTTAGTCTGACCCTCACGAAACCTGCTAAGAGCCTGATCAAAACCAAAGTCGTCGTTCACGTTACGAGATACATCGTCAAGAACAGAATTCAAATCTAACGCATCAGGGTAAATATTATTGTAATCATCAACTCTTTCACGAACCGCAGATATCAAAGCCTCGCCACGGCTAAAGCCCTCTTCCCGAGCGAACTCATAAGAATCCTTGACAGAGTCAACAAACTCATCAGACGTAGATCGAACCGGATCGCCGCCACTCACAAAATCAAAGGACTTGTCAATGTTTATAGATGCATTGCCAGTATTAAACGCATCGTCTACACCCTGAAGCTCCATGTTTAACTCTTTTAAAGAACGAATGCCCGAGGACCCAGTTTCAGCGGCCTCCTTTTCTAGCTTCGCATACGCGGCGCTCTTCTCCCCTACAATCTCACCCTCGAGGACTTCTTTCTTCGACACAGGTGCAAGGTCCGAGGACCGAGATTGACTCTTCGCCATTAACTGAGACAATCGAGGAAGATCCTGCATCCCCGCAGCTTCGTTAATAGCCATAACCTCATCATCGTCAAGCACACGAGTTACTTTCATCTGACCAGATATAATCCAGTTACCATCTCGAGCCTGACCTTGCTGGTACTTGTAGCTACCACCCATAGGCAACTCATCTGTAATCTGAGCTTCGGCGCGGTTAATCTCACCCTTACGAGGACCAGACTTAACAATCGATGCTCGTGCGTCCGCAACACTCTGCAAGTCTACGTCATCTGGAACTTCGACTTCAGCCCAAACCTGATTACGTCCACGAACTTTCATCTTCTGGCCCATAAACATTTCTTCAGGACCAATATGTGACGCAACAGGAAACTCGCCTGAATGCCAGCCCGGGCGTAACGCAACAGCCTTTATTGTTTTCGCCTGTGACCCTTTTGGTAAATAACCTTTTTCTATGAGCATGTCTCGTGTAGCTTGATCAGGAATAGCAACACTATCCCCCGTTCCAGCGGAGCCATCCCACTTTTTAGAAGGCACATACTGCTTGCCGTTAGGCGCAGTGAAATTAAACGGGATCTCTGCTGTTTGCCACTCACCAATTTTAACTGGAGTCTTAGCGTCCACGAACAAAGGATATAAGGTCCCAGTTTCGGGATCCTGCTCAAAAAGTTTGTAAGCCTTCTTTGTCTTAACAATTTCTTTTGCTTGTGCAGACCCAACACCTTTTTTCTCGGCCCCCGAACCACGAGCTTTGGTTCCCTTTGAAGAACGAGCCACTCGAGATATGTTGGATGCAAGTAAAGCAGCCTCACCTCCAAGACCAGCTATACCCGCGATTAGACGACCAGCGGTCTCTGAAGTGGATCCAGTCGGGCGGTCATAGTCAACACCAATTGCCTCACCTAGATCAGCATACTTGTCAATTAAATATTCGGAGCCAAGAAAAGGTTTTTCCGGCACAGGTATCCCCACACCGCGCATGCCCATTGTTATTAAATCGACAGGAGCACCAAGCAAATCAAAAGGGGCAAACTTCGCACCACGAGCCATGTCCTTTAACTCTGTGTCACGAGCTTTCTGTTCGGTGGGTGTGAGATCTTTGTAAAGCTTTGCAGCCATCAGTAATACTCTCTTGCTACGCGGGGTGGATCATCTTCAAATTCTTCCCCTGCTAAACTAACAAAGCCACCCTGACGAAATCTCATCAAGGCCATCGTCATGCTATCACAAAAGTCATCGTGATCGCCATTGGGGAATGAAGCAATCTCTTCAATAACTTCTTCTGCAAACTTTTCGCCTTCAGGATACCATACTTTTCCCGACTCGAATATAGGAGAGACTATATGCATACGAGTTGTTTTGTCCATACCTCCCCCACCACGTTTTCGACCGGGGCTAAAGGTAGCGACAGGGAGGTTCAGTAACCTCATTTCGTCCGCCAAAGGTGTACCAGAAGCTTTCGCCTCGATTAACATCAACTCCGGCTCCCAGTATTCGTATTCTTCCTGTGCAATAGACTTTAACTCTGGGAAATTCCACCGCCCCTTCTTCGCATCCATCAATATCAGGTGCTGATCCCCGTTTCCGTAGGGCTGAAACACACCCCACGTTGTAATAGCAGAGTAATCGGCAGTTTCTTTCTTACTGTACGCCGTATCATAGGACTGAATTACATAATCTAAGTCAGGAATGTCATCTTCTTCCCAGACTTTCCACCAATCCCGCTTGACCATAGCGGTTTCTTCTGATGTGGGGTTCTGTTGCCACTGAGCATTCCACTTTCCCACCGAAAGTGAAGCCTTTACCTTCAAAAGCTCGTCTTTTTTCCAGAATTCAGGCCATAATGGTTCCCCCGAAGGCATAATTGCAGGGAATTCCACCACATCCCACTGGTCAGCCATCAAATCTTTCTGCTGTGCTTGCAGTAAACGGCCCGTAATATCCTTCTTGGACCACCTAGTCTGCACAATAATGATGGTTCCCCCCGGCTGAAGACGCTGACGAGGGCCAGAAGTGTACCATTCCCACGCATTGTCATACGCACTAGGCGATAATGCATCCTGCTCCGAGTGCGGATCGTCAATAATAAGTAAATCAGCACCACGACCAGTCATTGCAGCGCCCACCCCGGCTGCAAAATATTCCCCACCAGCGCTGGTCTCCCAACGACCTGCCGCTTGGCTGTCCGGTTTCAGGTCCGTGTTTGGAAAGATCTCCTTATAAATAGGATCAGCAATCAAATCTCGGACCTTTCGACCAAATCTTACAGCAAGTTCGGTGTTCATGGTAGCTTGAATGATTTTTAATTTTGGATTGCGGCCCAAGAACCAGCTAGGCATTAGATAAGATGCAAATTCTGACTTGGAATGCCGGGGAGGCATATTGACAATCAATCTTTTTAAGTCACCCCGGGCTATCCGCTCTAGCTTCTCGGCTATGATTCTATGATGGGTCCCCTCTATAAACCCGTCATACACATGTTTGGCGTAAGCCATGAATTTATCTTGAGCTATGTCTCTGGTTTCAAGACGCTTCTGCTGCTCCTCCAGTAACAGGATCTCTTTAAGGACATCCTCTGGCAGCAGTTCTAGGTTCGCTGTGTCATCCATGCCCGAATGATAATACTCAGCAATGAATTTATCAACCCAGCAAAATGCGACCGTATGTCAATAGACTATCCCAAAAAAATAGGGGGTAGGGGGTCGCGCTGCTCGAAAACTGACTGCCGATCGATGCCAGTAACCCCAAAAAACCGACGATTTACTCGGTTTTTATGCATTTTTTATTTGATTATATGAAAAATATAGTTAAGATAATCATATCAAATCAAATATAAGGGGATTAGATATGACTTTAAGAAACCAAATCATCGAGCAGCTTGGCGGTCGCTTGTTCACTGCTACATTCACAAAAGCCGATGGCAGCTTGCGTCATGCATACGGTCAGGTTATTGCCGACGATCGGCTAACCGATGACCAGCCGAACGTGATCACGTTCATCGATTACTCTATTGCTGCTGAAATGCTCGAGGCTGGTAAGTCCAACGTCCGTCGTATGAAGCTCGAAGCTGGTACGGTGTACACAATCAAGTCTGGAAAGACTGTTATTTCTAACGTCGCATAAGGGGACAAAACAATGACAAGAACATTACAAAGCATCCTTCACGAAGTCGCACTAGCCAATGACAAGGTAGACCATGCATTGGAAATAATCGAGAATGTCTTACAAGATAGTGGACACTGGTGTGAGGATTTATCCGGCAATATCGAAGATATCCAAACTGACTTGGAAAATCTTCAATATAAAATGGTGACGGTCTGGAACGAAGAGGAGGATTAAAAACAAGGGGGCATCCGCCCCCTACCGTCCGGCAGTGTGTGCTGTCGCTGATGAGGCCAAGAGGCCGAAACGGTAAATCAAATAGAAGGGGATTAAAATGAATAGTATCGTTACAGGAATAAAGTTTGTCGGGCTTGTCGGCCTGTTCTATGCCTCGCTGATAGTATTGACCGCATTGTTCATTACTAGCTGGTGGCAAGTAGACAATGGCTGGATGGCATTCGTTGGGGCTGGTGCTGTTATGACTGGCTCTATCATTCTTCTAGATGAATTTTTAAGGGGGTAATTATGGAATACTGTGATCATCGTGATGCCGACGGGCGAAAACAATATACATGGCTCGAGCGCGATGCTCGAGGGATCGAGCTCGGCGGTCTGATGTGCTGTGACTGTGCGGATCGTGTAATGGCTGAAAATCGCCGACGCTACCGAGCGGACATTTTTGAAGACTCAAATTATTGGGCGGATGAAAGGATCGAAGAACATGGCTAACATTTATTATCACACACCAATACTAGGCTGTCCCAGCCTAGTAGTTTGGTCGGTCGGAAACTCTCTGACTGAGATTGGCAAGACACTCGCCAAGCATAATCAAATCTGGCCTGACTCTTCTAGCGAGGGTCAGGTTATCACGATCGGTAAAAAGCAGCGAGGCCGTCACGGGGTCAGACCGATAAAAGAATATCGGCTACATGGTGACAAGCTGACCAAGATATCAGAATTAAGACCATCCGGTTTTTGGGTCAGGACAGGGGAATAATTATGGATCAAGTGACTGTCAAAAGACAAAAGAAAGGCTGGTTAATCTCGGTTCCGGAAAGTCAGTGTCGTGTGTTTAGCTGGATCATAACGGAAGGCGAGGCCGGGCTTTCTGCCTGTTACGAGGATGAAGGCGAACCCATCGTTATCGGTGGTGACTTGGACAATTGGAATGGGATTAAGTGGGATCTTTAAACAACACAGGATCGAGCGCCACGGTGCTCGATCCTCTTTTCTTTTTTTATATATACAGGGGAACAAGGCCGCAGGCCGCAGGCCGTTGTATATATAAAAAGAGGAACAAGGCCGCAGGCCGCAGGGAAATTATTGTTTGCATACCTTGTAGAATAGTATAGAATAAAATCATAAACCAATAGTAAGGGGAATTGCTATGTTATCGAATGTTTCAAAAATGCCGGGCAAATCAATATCCCGGTCAGCGTTCAAGTGTAGGACCGGATCAAAGCTAGCCAAGATTAAAGGCTCAGTATGCTATGATTGCTATGCGCGGAAAGGCATGTACAGAATGCCGAACGTGGTCAACAAAATGGAAGAACGGGAAGAGTTCTTTTTCTCGATCGATTTTGTGCCGCAAATGGTCAAGCTATTAGACAAGACAAGATCAGAATATTTTAGGTGGTTTGATAGTGGTGACGTTCACGACGTTCGCATGGCGTTGAATATTATTGACGTTGTTAAGGCTACACCAAACAAAAAACACTGGATACCAACAAAAGAACATAAGATTTGGGCGGAAGCTTTGAAGATCGAACCGTTGCCAGATAATGCAGTGCTGCGGTTATCTCAAACAATGGTCGATCAAGCCCCGCCTGCTAAGTGGCAAAATTCAAGTGCGGTAATTAAGAACGCCGCGCCTATCGGGCATGAGTGCCCAGCCCCAAAACAAGAGGGCAAGTGTGGCGAGTGCCGCGCATGTTGGGACAAGAATGTTAAAACAGTTTCCTATCACAAACACTAGGGGGTAGCCATGACAACCTACGAAGAACTATTAATTGCTATATCGGAGCATAGACAAGGCGAAAATAATATTACCGTCGAAATAGATGGCGAGTTTTATCAAGGCGATTTTAAGATCGTGTTTGATGATGATAGGCTAGACGATGGTCACCTTGTCATTACAACAAAATAGGGTTTCCCCTGATCCCCTGCCAGCTTTGCTGGCAGGGGATTTCTTTTTTTATATATCCATAGGACCTAGGCCGCAGGCCGCAGGTCATCGACTCATGGCATCAGACCATAGGGCGCAGGCCGCAGGCCGCAGGCTCTCAATCAGGCCGCGCATATCACCGATATACAAGGCCGCAGGCCGCAGGTCATCGATCCTCGAACCTAGCAACTCGATCGCTTTGTCCGCGCCAAATAAAAATAGGTCGCTGGTCAAGGGGTCGTGCAGCAAGAAAAAACTTACGCCTTTACATCTAAAATGTGAGGAATGCCACGCAATCTGTGATTTTGACAGGCTAACCCTGCCATTTTTAACTATTTTTAATTCCAGCCACACTGGCACACCATTCATGCATAGGTATACGTCCGGCATTCCTTCACCAGTGCGGTTTTCAATCCTCTCGAAGTGCGTTTTCTTTGGTAGGTTCTGTTTCAATAACGTCCACAGTGATCGTTCTGTCTTTGGCATCTTCAACCCTCTTCATATCGTCACCAAAAGCGTGTGGGTAATTCTTCCTGATCGCGCTCAGTCGAGCGACAATATCTTCACGAGACAAGTTGTCGAGTTGATGAACGTGGTTCTGTTCTCGCCTATCAATAGTCAAGCCACCCAAACTGGAACGAATTTTTTCGGCATTGATAGCAGCAGAAAATTGACCAGCTTCTTCCGCCGCATGGGACAACTCATCAAAGCGTTTAAGTTGGTTGACCAAGGTCACGCCATATTTTCGCTCTCTAGCTTCCCGAAGTTCTTTGATAAGTTCTGGAACTTCTGGAAAAGATTTACCGTCAAGAAGTTTAGCAGCATGATTTCTCGCACTGTCGGCAGCATATCCTGCCTTCCTAGCGCATTCAGCATTGCTGTATCTGCCATCGACATAAAGTTTGGCAAACTCTCTCTGGCGGTTGGTAAGACCAGCCGGTCTTCCGCCTTTCTTAATAGTGTTTTCTGTGGGTTCAGTGTTTTTCAAAGTAAAAAACCTTTCTTAGTCAGCTTTATGAGGGTTAAAAGTGTTACAACGTTACAGAAGTGTTACAGCTACAACCCTTACTGGGTAACGTTTGTAACGTTTGTAACGTTTGTAACGCCATTTTCAGAATTTTTATTTTATTTTTCTTCAACCCAAAAAAATCATTATCTGACTGCATTTTACTGTTTGCGGTATTGAATATAGTATGCTAAGACTTATATAAGATTATATATTCAACCAGTATATCATATATATCAAAGGTTCGAGGATCAAGGGGCAAGGACATGAAAGCGAAGCCGCCATATATTTTCAAAGTAGGTTTAAGGAAGCCGATACTGGGTGCGAGGATTTTGCATATTACTATTAATAATCGGGCATGGCAGAAAGAAGCGTTAGCCAAGCCCATCACAAGAGGGAGTAAGAATAATGACTAAAGATAAACCAAATCTGACTGACAGCCATTTTGCTGAAGTATTGGCAGAGCCATTCGCGGAGTTGCTGAAGCCCAAGAAGTTTTATCCGACCATCATGGTTGAGTACACACCGAACAAGGAAGAGTGGGAAGAGATTGCTGAAACAATCTGGATTACCGCGCTCGAAGGTGGATCGGGTCACTGGATCGATAACATACACACTGAGGACGAGTTTGATCTGAAGAACGGTTACTCAGTGGTCGAGTATAATTTTGATATCGCTATCCATCATGGCAGTGATGGTTGGGGCGATGACGATGTGGATATTGAAAGGGTCAAAGCTTTTGATGTGATTGTTGAAGGCATCAATTTGCTTGATCCAGAGCGGCAACGGTTGGCGTTGACTGTCAGTGAGTTGGGTCAGTTGGATGCCAACGATTGTGATTATATCATCCAGTTGGGTGTATTTGGTAAGGAGGTGTATTGCTAATGGAAAAGTTTATTGAGTTGGAATTAACGCTGATGAATGGCGATGAGTATTACATTTGTGATCGAGCATTTGTTGTGATGCGTGAACACCGCAACAGGCCGGATGAACATCATCTTTTGTATGATGCTTGTTCGGTAAATGGTTATTCAGTGATGGAAACTTATTCCGAAGTGATCGCAATGATCCGCAAAGCAAAGGGGGCGAAATAATGACTAAGGGATTTTTGGGTAGAGAGTTACCGTTTGAATGTATCGTGGGCGATGAGCCAGAGGTTTGTGAAAACATATTCAGTGGCGAAAAGGTGGGTTTACCTGCCGATGCGGTTGCAGTCTATGACGTTATTATAGGTGGTCAATTGATGGCTGAAAAAACCAGTGATCCAAAGATGAGGGATAAGCTGTACGAGGAAGTCCAAAAGGGTTGTCGTTGGTTTATGAAGCACGAGCCGCATGCCTATATGGTTTTGTTGGATTAGGGGGGTAGTAGAATGAAAACCAAAACATATGATGTCCAGATCGAAGCGATTGTCACCAAGACAATTCGCGTCGGGGCGGTTGATGAAAGTGAAGCGCGTGAAATGGCGCATGAATTATTCGATTCTGATCAAATGTACGTTAAACACGAACAAAACACGTTAGACGTTTCGGAAGTGAGTGATGAAGATCGTTACGAAAAGCCAGCTTGGGTAAAGGGGGATGTAGAATGAGCAAACCTGTTTTTATACACGACTTTGATTTTATGTTCAGTGTTCCTTCTTTTGAGGCTGATCCTGACAAGGTCACGCCTGATGAAATAATCGAGCAATTCAAACGTACACTTGCCAAGATGGAAAGTTGGGAAATTTTTGAGAGGTCAGGACATGTCCAAACCATTGACCCTGACACACATATGACAACGGCAAAGGATTGGGGGTTGGTTGAAGACCGCCATGCGTTGTCCAACAAGTTAATCACAAATGCTTTGAAGCGAGGAGATATATAATGCCGTTTTTATATAAAGATACAGACAATTGGTCTGGGATTAAGTGGTGTGTTCGGACAGTGTACTGGCACGACAGTTATGGTCTTAACGACATGTGTACATATGGCGGTGACTTCAACCCATATGAAAGCCCCGACAATCCATTGGTCGAGTTCTACGACATGGACTCACTGGTCGCTAACACAGAGACAGGCGATGAGGAGCATGACGCAAGGATCAAGGAGCGAGGTCAGTTTGTCAGTCGGTACTATTTAAACACACTGAACGGCACTGATCGGGGAACCCATGCATCCGCGCCACAGTTTGAAGACAACTGGGCTAATGGTTTAAATCTGGATGGTGGCATTGAACGCTGGTCGATATCTGGTGAGTTTTACACCAAAGCTATGCAAGCGGTGAATGACGACTTCAGAAAGTGGATGGAAGACCAGAACTGGGAAGAAGAATGAACATAATAGGCGGAGTGGTGTTGGCGTGTATGGGTACGCTGACACCAGCGGAGATACATTTAGAAATTTGGTCAACACATAAATATTTTTCCGCTTGCCATGTGGCACTGACAGAGCGTGGTTTTGATTATCCAGATCAGCAGTGCTTTTGTGTTGACGTAAGAAATCTTATGCAAGGAGACAAGTGATGAAGAAAATTATTTTGAATGCATTGAAAGAACATGCGCGAGGAAACATTGCCCTGCATAGGGCTAACATTGAAGTCTATCTAAACAACCCTGCTGGAATTGGTGAGCATTCCGATATTTTGGAAGCCATTCAAGGTGAGTTGGATAAAATTGCTTTGCATAAAGATAGGCTGGAGATTTTAAACCTGACCAAGGGAGTCGAGAAAGATGCCGAAGTTTAAGGTAACTGCCACGATGGATGTGGGCTACGAAGCCATTGTTGAAGCACCAAATGAGGAAGCGGCTTGGGATATAGCCGCCGACTCAGGTGGCGATGGCACTGTTGATTGGGTTCAAGTAGATCAGGGTCACGACTGGACTCTGGAAAATGTATGGGAGATTGATAATGATAATTCTTGAATTAACTCGCGTGTGCAGGACAAGTGGTCGTGATGATGGGAAGGTTTTACTGACAGGCGATACGTTTTGCGTCACTTCTGTTACGCGCAAGTGGGGAAAGTTAGAACGCGATACATGTATCGTGGACAATGGCACACATAACAATGGTGGTTACTGGGTGTCCGACTCGTATGAACGAATTTGCGAAAGTATTAAATATCAAGATTTGCACAGCACTTGAGAGGAGCAAGGAATGAGCAACAAAGTACCGACATTTGAAGAGATAAGGGAAGCATTGAAGCTGCCCTTGGAAATAACTGTCCGGCATGACGCTATGGGCAGGGTCATCAAGAAGAATAATTATTCTGATGTAAAGAAAGTGAAGAAGACAAACCCGAAGGGAGCAAAGTAATGTCTAATGGTAAAAGAGTGACTAGGGATATGCGTATCAAGTTTCTGGATATGCATAACAAGTTGAAGGCTATGTGCAACATGATCGAAGAGACTTCGGACTGCAATTTGTCTGACGTTAGGAATCTGCGTGAAGCTGTTTGCACGTTGCATAGCGAGTTTAATTTTGCACCAGCTACTAACCAGTCGTATTACTGGGGTGAGTGGGTGTTGAAAGAGGACGTTAAGGAAGAGTCTGCGGACGAGGAGGTCGAAGAGCATGGGTAGAATGAAGCAAATGGCTCTGGAACTTGAAGAGCAATTCATGGAAAAAATGCTTGAGGTCGCAGACCGGAGTGAAACTTATTTTAGTTTCACTTCGGAGATGGAAGGTCACATGGACATGGTCAGTCATTTAAATCTATCTGACGTACATGACATGATGGCGGAGACATGGGGCGAAGTCCAAGAGACCGCAGGTAAAGAAGCCTACGGGAATGTGGAGGTCTACGATGGTGATTGAGGCTGGCGATGGCAGTTGGCAAAAGCGGTTGGACGCAGGGCAGTGTCCGAAGTGCCGCCATAAACTGGAGTCTTACACTGTGTTAAGCGGTGTAAGGCAGGGCACACAACTATTGAAGTGTCCTTTATGTAAGCTAGAAATAATCCAAAAAGATCCGAAGGAGGTCACAATGTTGGAAACCAAACTGATGCCAAGCGAAGAAGATTTTTGCGCTACACCGGAAAAGATGTATTGGTCTGATGCGGTGAGTATAATAGAAGATGTGATCGAAGGCTGGTTGAACGATCCAGAGCCAGTGGATAAGGACACGGAAGCAGAGGTGCGAGAAGCATGGAAAAGAATTTTGCAGGGATGAACCGAATTATTCGTATCCTCGATGAGGAACTTACAGAACAAATGTCTGCGGGTTTATATCGTGAAGCGGAGAAAACCAGAAAGCGGCTGGAGACTTACATTGACATGCGGAACACGGCTCATATTATAAATGATGCACTTGATGAAAAGGATCACTCCGATGACTGACGAGAATGATAACGATAATGTGGTTTATTTAAACCAGAGGATAAAACTGTCCGCAGACCCAGTACCTACAGTGTGCGAGTTCGCAGGCAAGATACTCGCGGATGCTATAATTGTGGGTCAAAGCAAGGACGGTACGATAAAGATGATGACCACAGTCGAGGATGTCGCAGACATTGTGTGGTATCTCGAGACTGCAAAGTACTCACTATTGTCAGGCGGTATTGACGAGTCAGACGAACAGCAGTAATTGAAAGGGGCAAGAGGATGGCTTTTAATTTAAAACTGCAAAACCACATATTCACTTGTGATGTGGACAAGGACTTCGACACAATGAACTGGAGTCCAATAGACTTTGGCGTTCAAGAAGAACCGTACAGAGGATGGTACAAATTAAATACGAACGAAGAGTCTTACCCTGCAAAGCGAGGGGAAAGTTTGAACGGGAAGATAGTCAGGGCTGAAGTGGAGAGAAGCCCTGCAATAGGTAAAATTCAAAGGGGCAGACCGCTCAAGGGGCAAAAGAAAACAAATGGAATTCAAGTACAAAACCAAACCGTATGAGCACCAGCGCATTGCGCTCGAGCGTTCATACAACAAAGTTAACTACGGCTATTTTATGGAGATGGGTTGTGGAAAGTCTAAAGTTCTCATCGACAACATGGCGTGGCTATATGAACAAAAGAAGATTGACACAGCCGTCATCGTTGCACCCAAAGGTGTGTACCGTAACTGGCAGATATCTGAAATACCTGCTCATCTACGAGAGGACATTGAACACGAGGTATATGTTTGGAATCCGAACCCAAACAAGAATCAAAAGAAGCACCTCGAGGAAGGTGTTACGGAGCGTAAAAAGCTCCGTATTCTCCTCATCAATGTCGAAGGTTTTGCAACAACCAAAGTACGAAAATACATGGAGATGTTCGTTCGCGGATCGTCGTTTCTACTTGCGGTTGATGAGTCAACGACTATTAAAAACCCGAAAGCCAAGAGGACTAAAGCTCTGGTTGCAATTGGTAAGAGTGCATCGTTTCGCCGTATACTCACTGGATCGCCCGTTACAAAATCACCGATGGATTTATACTCGCAATGCGGATTTATGGATACCGAACTCTTGGGGCATGACTCTTACTACTCGTTCCAAGGAAGGTACGCCATCGTCAGAACTCAACGGATGGGCAGCCACAGCTTTCAGCAAATCGTGGGATACAGAAATCTTGACGAACTTTCTACCAAACTGGATAGTTTCTCGTATCGCGTAACGAAAGAAGAAGCACTCGATCTTCCGGCGAAGGTGTATACCATACGCCATGTCAGCCTGACGGACGAACAGATCAAGCACTACATGTCACTGAAGAACGCAGCTATTGCTTTGCTAGAGGATGGTGAGATGGTAACTGCTCCGTCAGTTATGACGCAACTGCTCCGGCTACAACAGGTGTTGTGTGGTCATGTAATGAGTGATGATAAGGAACTGGTGGAATTCAAAACCAATCGCATCACTGCACTGATGGAGACCATCGAGGAGATGTCTGGCAAGGTGATCATATGGTCGAGGTTCAGGTACGATATAAGAAACATCGAAGCTGCATTGTCCAAGGTTCACGGTTCGAGCTCCACTGTCAGTTATTTTGGGGACACCTCTGATGAGGACAGGCAGAAAGCGATTCAGGATTTCCAGTTTGGAGATGCGAGATTTTTTGTGGCTAACCCTCAGACCGCAGGCTATGGCTTGACGCTGACCGCAGCAACTAACGTGATCTACTATGCAAACGACTTCAACCTCGAGACCCGGGTACAGTCAGAGGACCGATGTCATCGTATCGGGCAGAACCACAGCGTTACCTATGTAGACTTTGTATCGAAGGGTACAGTGGATGAGCACATAGTTAAATCTCTTCGGGCTAAGATTGATCTGTCAGCAAAGACGCTGGGTGAGGAAGCAAGGCAGTGGCTCGAGCTATCACCGAAGAGGGGTGGGTGATGGCTAACCGCAGGAAGAAAGTGGGTGATGGCCCTGATACAAACATAGCTATTGGCAAAAGATCAGAGTTGATTGCTGCTAGTTATTTCATATCGAAGGGCTGTCACGTTTACTATCAGGTAATGGAGCAAGGCCCTGTTGATCTGGTCGTACTAGATAAGTCAGGCGAGTGGCATTACTTCGATGTCAAGACTGTGTCGAGAAGAAAGGACGAGTCGATTATATCTCGAACACTGACTGATCTTCAGAGACAGATAGGGGTGCAACTGGTTTATGTAGATCTCGAAACAGGTGAGGTGCACAAGTACCCACATCAATTCTCGAGGGCTACCCCGCCTCAATTTTCTGAGCGAAACGCTGGGAACCGCAGGTTTAATGGGGAAATACCTGCGAAACTAGATGAAGTTATAAAAAATAGTTGACGATTTATACGTTCTATATGATAAGAGTTAAGAAGGAGTAAGCTATGGCTAAAAGTAAATCTAATAAAGTTTGGAAAACAGTGGCTATTGATAAGACTGTTTATGAAGCTTTGAAACAGATGGCAGAACAAGAAGATAGAAGTGTTAGCGGACAGCTTGCACATCTGGTCAAGGTAGCTAGAAAAGAAGCTGCTTGACAACTGAAGGTGGTACATCGTATCACCTTCATCCAACCCGAAGGGGTAAAACTTTAACGAAGGAGTAGAAAGATGAGCGATATATTCTCGCTGATAGATGAGGAAGTCGATGCCAATAAGTTCGACAAGGTAAGCGGAGAGAAGGGCAGTGCGCTGTCTACTCTCATCCGTGAGTCTATGAAGATCGATGAAGACATTGCAACAGCAGAGCAGTATCTGAAGGATCTTAAATTCAAAAAAAGAAAAGTAAACGAAGAGGACATTCCCGCTCTTATGCAAGAGATGGGCATGGACAGTATTACCGTGGATGGTAATAAGGTTGCCTTACGTCAGTTTGTTCATGCTCGAATAGCGGAAGACAAACGAGACGAAGCTTTCCAGTGGCTACGTTCCATTGGTGAGGGAGACTTAATTAAACATGATGTAACTGTTTCATTCAAAGCTGGACAGGACAATGTTGCCGGATCCGTAGTCGCGGATCTCGAGGAGCAGGGTTTGGATCCAGCCCAGAAGACGCATGTACACCCACAAACTTTGAAGGCTTGGGTGAAGGGGCGTATTGAATCAGGAAAAGAGATCGACTTTGACACGTTCGGTGTTTTTGTCGGAACCGAAGCCAAGATATCGAGGAGTTAGAGATGGCTGATACAGCAGTAGCAGAAGCAAAGACCACAGCAGTGGCAAATATCATGGACGATCTGTTCGCAAGCGCAGGTCAGGGCATGGAAACAATTGGTGCAGACGATATGCAGATTCCGTTCTTACGAATTTTGCAGCCCCTGTCACCACAACTTCTGAAGACAGACCCCAAGTTTATAAAGGGTGCGTCGGCAGGAGATATTTTCAACACAGTAACTGGTCAGTATTGGGAAGCTGACACTGGCCTTACAGTGCTGATGTGTGCGTACACTACAAAGTTTCTGGAGTTCCAGCTTCGAGAAGCTGGTGGTGGGTTCATGGGTGAGTTAATGCCCGATGATCCAGACATCCGCAAGACTGAAAGGAATGGTTCGGCTGAGATGTTACCTTCAGGTAACGAGCTTGTTCGATCCGCTCAGTTCTTGGTCTTGGGAGTTGACTCCAGTGGCGTTACCACGCAAATGATCTGTGACATGAAGAAGACACAGATGAAAGTTGCAAAGCAGTGGAACACTCGTCGTGCGGGGCTGAAGATCATGCACCCAGAGAAGGGCTTGTTCAATCCACCCATGTGGTCAGTGCCTTGGAAGTTAACCTCGATTCAGGAGTCCAACGACAAAGGTTCGTGGTTCAACTACTCTGTTGCTCAACTTGAGATGAGTGATGTACCGCAAGCTGCAATCATGGAAGCCCGTGATCTATACAACTCATTCAAGGCTGGTGAGATTAAGACGGGCACTGGCGAAGATAAACGGAGTGAAACAGAAGGAGCAGACGTACCGTTTTAAACCTCTTGGGGTGGTGTTCTCCCTTACGCCACCCCAAACCAACTAGGGGCAAACCATGACCTATTTTAAAAGGTTCATGGCTGCGTTTGAAGGATTCAGCGGAGCACATGGACAGACACAAATATCGAATGAGAGAAGGGCTGGCAAACAGAAAGCTAAGTCATTCATCGTTCGCAAACCACTAACGGAAGAGCTAATTCAGGAGCATTTAAAAGGCACCAATGGTGTTGGCTCTATTCCGATTAACGAAGACAATAACTGTAAGTTCGGTGCACTAGACATCGATCAGTATCCACTGGATCTGGTGGCACTGGATAAGAAGCTTCAGAAAATGAAGGTTCCTTGTGTGGTGTGCCGTTCAAAGTCTGGTGGTGCACATATATTCTTTTTCTTCCAAGACTACATAAATGCAGGAGAGTTCCGTGATAAAGCTTCAGAAATTTCTGCCGTACTTGGTTACGGCGGCTGTGAAATTTTCCCAAAGCAAGAACAGATTCTTGTCGAGCGTGGCGATGTGGGGAACTTTATTAACCTGCCGTACTTTGATGAGGAACAAACTCTCCGCTTCGCGATTAAGGAAGACGGAGAGCCAGCGTCATTAAAAGAATTTCTTGAACTTGTAGATCGGAGGAGTGTGGATCCAAATGTTTTTGTTGGTTTGACATTTGGTAAGCATGTGGACGAGTTCAAGGATTGGGCCCCCTGTCTGGGCTGCATGTTCGGACAGGGGATTCCCGAAGGCACACGCAACACAGTTATGTTTGCAGCAGCCGTGGGCTGTAAGAAAGAGCAGCCAGATAACTGGAAGGCTAGACTCGAAGAAATCAACAGTAAGTATTGCACTCCTTCCCTGCCAGCTTCAGAGATCGTAACAATTCAGAGCCAGCATGAGAAGAAGGAGTATGGATTCCCGTGTGATCAGGAGCCCCTTAAAAGTTTTTGCAACAAGACACTTTGCAAAACAAAGAAGTTTGGTATCGGCAGTCATGTATCGAACATGGATGTGTCGGGGTTGTGTGTTGTTAAGTCAGAGCCGCCTGTGTGGTTTTGTGATGTAGCTGGGCAACGTGTCGAGCTAACGACTGATGACTTGCAGACACCACAAAGATTTCAAAAAGCCTGCATGGAACAGATCCGCAAGATGCCACCGCTGATGAAGATGGATGCGTGGCAACAGATAGTTTCTATGATGATGGAAGACATGAGCGAGATCGAGGTTCCAGAAGAGCTAACCTACAAGGGTCAGTTCATGGATCTACTTGAAGGATTTTGTGACGGCAGGGTGCAGGCTCAGTCAGCGGAAGAGATTACTCTTGGTAAGCCATTCACTGATGAAGACAACATGACGTACTTTAAGATAGAGGCACTGATAAAGTTTCTTCGGAACAACAAGTTCGAGACATATAGTCGTGGACAGATACAAGAGCGTTTGAAAGAACTAAATGCTGGTGGTTCTGCCAATGGTTTAAAGCGATTTAAAACCACAAAAGGGGATAGTAAGCCTCTTCGTGTGTGGTGGGTTCCTGCGTTCAATAGAGAGGTCCAAGTTCCGGGGATCGAGGTCCAAGGTGATGAGGTGCCGTTCTAATGGAAACAACTATCTTCGGACCCCCGGGCACGGGCAAGACAACACGGTTGATTGAGATCGTACAACAGGAACTGGACAGTGGCACTAGACCAGAGTCTATAGCATTTGTTTCGTTCAGTCGTAAGGCGGCAGAAGAAGCTCGAGAGAGGGCCGCATCAAAGCTGAACATGGATGTAAATCAGATGATCTGGTTTCGCACACTACATAGCTTTGCGTTTCAGGTGTTGGGGCTTACTACAAAACAAGTGTTAAGTGGTAAAGACTACTCAGAGTTAGGAAAGCTGCTAGGTCTTGAGTTTAGTTCTAACTCCTCAGTGACTATGGCGGATGGGCTTTTATTCTCTCCCGGGAAAAGTGGTGATGCGTACATGTCCATCATCCAAATGGCGAGGGTCAAGGGGATTAGCGTTGAGGATCAATTTAATGAGACCGCTGACCGCAGACTACACTACCAGCAGCTAAAGTTGGTAAACCAAGTTTTGAATGACTACAAAAGAAAGACAGGCAAGGTAGACTTTGTAGACATGATCGAGAACTTTATCGAGCAGGGCGAGTGTCCGCTACTCGATGTCTTGATTGTGGACGAAGCACAGGATCTTGTCCCGCTTCAGTGGCGTATGGTGCATGAAGTAATGAAGCCCAATGCCAAGCGCATATACTACGCTGGAGATGATGATCAGTGCATCTATTCTTGGATGGGTGTGAACGTAAGAGATTTCTTGGGGGCATGCGATAATAAGATAGTATTAGATAAATCATATCGTCTTCCCATATCTATACATAAAGAAGCAGATAACTTAGTTAAGCGCCTGCAAACGAGACAAGAAAAAACTTGGTCAAGCACTAAAGAAACTGGAAGTATAGTCTGGCATCGTGATATCATGGATGTGGACATAACAACTGGTGAGTGGCTAATCCTTGCTCGTACCAATTACATCGCCAACAGAATCGCAAGTGACCTCAAAGAACAAGGGTTCCTGTACTGGCGTGAAGGTTCCGGTTGGTCCATTTCTCCAAATGTATTAACAGGTATCGAGGTATGGTTAAAACTATGCAAGGATCAGGAACTGTCTGCACAAGAGTTGAAGAAGCTGTCCACCTTATTAACGCCAACCATAATTACAAAGGCTGGCAAGAAAGTCCTCGCAAACTTAGACCCCGAACAAACTTACAGGCTAACCGATATTCAGAGCCAGTGCTCCCTGTCAGCAACGAAGGAGACACCGTGGTACGAAGTGCTGCGGGTGAGCGAGACGGAGAGAATATACATTACATCAGTACGTCGTATGGGCGAGTCTATTTTGACTGGGACCCCGAGGATCAAGATATCGACGATTCACAAAGCAAAAGGTGGCGAGGCGGATAACGTCGCTCTATTACTAGACTCATCCAGAGCATGCGCTGAAAGCCTTGATCAGGACTCCGAAGTTCGGACGTTCTACGTCGGGCTGACTCGTGCTCGTAAGTCACTACATATTATTGAATCACAATCACACTATGGATTTCCGCTATGAAAACACGAGAAGACTTTCTTAATAAAGCCGAAGAGCTAATCAACGGTCCGAGGGCCAAGGAGTATGGACCAGCTAAGTTCAACCACGAGCGTATAGCAACCATATGGAGTGTTGTGCTCGGTAGGTGTGTAACACCAGAACAGGTGGTCGCTTGCATGATTGGACTGAAACTGGCTAGATTAGCCGAGGACATGTCTAAGGATGACTCGTGGGTAGATATCATAGGTTATGCTGCACTTGGAGGAGAGATTATAAATGACTGCGATGATAGCTGATGGCTTTGATAATGCTATAATAGGTATAGCTGAAAGATGCGGGGACGATAACGTCTTGGCATATGATGCTGCGAAATGTATTGAGATCCTTGTAGAAGAACATGACATGACTCACGAGGAAGCAGTGGAATACTTTTCGTTTAACGTATCCGGTGCTTATGTAGGTAAAGGAACACCTATATTTGTGTGGACACAACACCCCATAGATGCTTTGGAGCGGATAGATGAAGACTGATTTATTTGATGAAGAAGAAGAGTGGGCACCTCCGTCGTCACTGCCTGACCTTACAAACTGTGAGCGCATAGCGATTGACTTGGAAACCAGAGATCCAAATCTGACTACACTGGGACCGGGATGGTGTAGGAACGATGGCTACGTCATTGGTTTTGCTGTAGCGGCAGGAGACTTCGTTGGTTACTTTCCTATCCGCCACGAGGCTGGTGGAAATATGCCGGAAAAGATTGTTATCAACTGGTTAAAGAAGCAGCTTGAAACACCGAACATTGAGAAGGTTATGCATAACGCTATGTATGATCTTGGTTGGCTACGGTGGGCTGGCATAGAGGTGCAGGGTAAAATTATCGATACTATGATAGCTGCCCCTGTGCTCAATGAGAACAGAAGGTATTACAATCTAAACTCACTAGCTGGTGAGTATCTCGGTGAGTGGAAGAACGAAAAGATGCTTCGTTCCGCTGCTGAAATGCATGGTGTTGATGCCAAGTCTGGTATGTGGCAGTTGCATGCTAACTTCGTTGGAAGATATGCGGAGCAAGATGCTGCGGTAACCCTGCGTCTGTGGGACAGGTTGCGTTCTGATATTGTCAAGGATGAAGTTAGTGGCATCTTTGAATTAGAGTCCAGTCTTCTGCCATGCCTGTTAGACATGAAGACTAAAGGCGTTCGGGTTGACATAGACAAAGCTGAGTTGGTCAAGGGGGATTTAAAGAAACGAGAGGATGTTTTACTTAAACAAATAAAGGAAGAGACAGGGGTCGCTGTCTCCCCTTGGGAAGCTGCATCTATAGCACGAGCGTTCGACTCTCTTGGGATCTCGTACAAAAGGACAAAAAATACGGATGCTCCCTCCTTTACAAAACAGTTTCTTGTGAACCACCCTCACCCAATTGCACAGAAGATTGTGAAGTTGCGTGAATTTAACAAGGCAAATACTACCTTTGTTGAGACAATCCTTGAACATTCGTGTAATGGTCGCATTCATTGTGATTTTAATCCTCTGCGTTCTGATGAGGGCGGCACGGTAACAGGTAGGTTTTCATCCAGCAACCCGAACTTACAACAGATCCCGGCGAGAGATCCAGAGATTAAGTCTTTAATCCGTGGCCTGTTCCTGCCAGAAGAAGGCATGAAGTGGGGCAGCTTTGACTATGCTTCTCAAGAGCCTCGATGGTTAGCGCATTACTGCGCTCAACTGACCGGGGTAAATCGTCATCCTCAAATTGATACTGTAGTTGAAATGTATAAAGAGGGCAACGCTGACTTCCACCAGATGGTAGCAGACCTTGCTGAGATAACCCGTAAGGAGGCCAAGACTGTAAACCTCGGTATCATGTACGGTATGGGGCGCAAGAAGCTGGCTGGTGTGATGGACATCGAGGAAGAAGAAGCCAAGACCTTGCTTGAAAAGTACCATGAAAGGGTGCCTTTTGTGAAAGGTATTGCAGATCTAGCAGCCGGGACAGCAGCTACCAACGGTGCTATCAGAACATGGCTTGGTCGCAAGTGCAGGTTTGATATGTGGGAGCCTAAGTCTTTCGGCTACAACAAAGCTATGAAGCTCGAGGAAGCTGCCAAGGAGTATGGCGGCAAGGGCATGATACGTCGTGCTTTTACATACAAGGCGCTGAACAAACTAATCCAAGGTTCGAGTGCCGACCAGACAAAGAAAGCGATGGTGGACTGTTATAAGGAGGGCCTGCTTCCTATGTTAACCGTACATGATGAGCTTTGTTTTAGCATCGAATCTAAAGAGCAGGCAGATAGGATAGTTGATATTATGGAAAATTGTATCCCGAAACTTAACGTACCATTTGAAGTTGACATGGCTTTGGTGGATAACTGGGGGGAAGTAGAATGATTGTAAGGTTATCTTACGCAGAAATGTTGCTGGCTGTGCAAATTGCAGGGCAACAACAAGTTCAAAACTTTAAACAAGGTCGTAAGGCAAGGTATGGCGCAGCCAATGATTTTGGTTCTGCTGTTGGTTTGTGCTTGACAGGGGTGTTGGGTGAAATGGCAGTAGCTAAAGCTTTAAATAAATTTTGGACGGGTAACGTGGGGCAACATGGAACCACAGATGTGGGTGGTAATAACGGAGTTGAAGTTCGGACAAGAACAGAAAAGGGAAGAAATTTAATTCTTCACCCCAAAGACGACGACGATAAAAAATTCGTGGTTGCAATTACTCAAGATGCTCCAGATATATTATTAGCTGGTTGGTGCACTGGAAAACTGGGGAAAAAAGAAGAGTATTGGCAGACGTTCACTGGTAGGCCCTGCTATTTTGTGCCCGATAAAGCACTGCAACCAATAGAAACTCTTGTGGAGTAAAGATAATGTTTGAAGCAATGATATTAGTGTGTCTGGTTGTTAATACATCAGACTGTAAGGTATTCGAGGATACTCGAGGTCCGTATGAAACCATTGGTCAGTGCAACGACCGAGCAGCAGAGATGACCATCGAAGTAATGAACGACTCGAAGCTGGAACAATTTGTAGTTAGCGGTGCTAGGTGCGACAAGATTTCTGGTCTGAAGACGTAACTGAACATGTCTCGCCCTGACAACAGTCGTCGATCACTGCTTTACAGTAAGCGCACTGCCCATGACCGTGCACTTGGATCACTTTTAGCGGTGCTTGACACCTCGGACAGCGATTCTCAGGGCCTTGAGGGTATACTGGTACGTTCATTAATCACGAGCTCCACGAGAATCGATGTTTTTATATAGTAAACACAGTGACTTAACAATGCTACTGATTAGCCTCTGGTTCCTTAGTTTTATGCTGGGATTAGTTTTTGGTTAGTTTTACTCTATTATTTTTACAATGTAGCTAGTGCCATCTGCATTTTTTGATACCTCAACGGTCTTGTTCTCGCATGAGTACCTGACGGACTGGCTTTTCTTATACAGATTTCTTTCAATAGTGCGCTTGGCTTTAAGACATTTGGATATCTTTTCGTAGGCGGTGTGTTCAGCTACATCACCGCCCATATATAGTATGAGAGTTATGGTTTTAATGATTTCCATTTCTCATCTTCTCCAAGTTTTCTTCTAATGCATTTAAACGCTTTTCGTAAAACTCTAGTGTTAGCTTCTGCTGCTGGTCATATGGGGCTTTGCCCTCATCTATCTGTGCGGACAAATCATCCAACTGATTCGACAGATGTTCTATCAGCATAAACTGTTCCGAATCGGCTGGCAGTGACCCCATCTCACCTCGGGGCCATTTTATTCTAAACTCTGTGTTCTGACCCAAGTCAGCTTCCATCATGGTGATGTTGGTTTCTATCTGATTTAGCCTCTCTATGATACCAAAATATGCCCATGTCGCTACGCTTGCCGCAGCCACCATGCTTATGATGTTGCGTAAAGGTAGAGCAACCTCTGTGTTTTCGTTTAGCTTCGTAGCCATTGTTACTAAGCTAGATCACGAATCCGCTTAACCAAACGCTTGGCCCGGTTCGGAACCTGATCATGCCACCTCGAATCGACCATCTCGTCTGCGGCCTTATTCCAGTCCCGGGCATCAACTCCAGCCTTCATGCCTTTGAACTTGGATAGGCGAGGCCGACCCATGTTAAACATCATATTGCAAATGACTAATTGTGCCTCTTCGGGCAGATCATCGAAGTCATCGTACAATACTTTGCATTCGTCGATGGTTACAGCCACATCCAAGTTGAATGCTTTACGCACTCGCTCCTCGGATACCTCCGTACCAATAGGTTCACCAAACTCTGGGTCGGACTCGGTAATGAGGTGCCCAATTCCGAAAGTTGGCAGATTTAGATGGTCTAAATATATCTCATACTTGCAGCCCTCGTCGTCTGCAAGCTCTTGTCTTAATTGATCTTTGTTCATGCTGTGCCTCTCAATCGTGCGGCTAATACCTGATCCCTTGGGTTAGGTATTATAGCTGCTAATGTAGCTGGATCAGTAGTTGTAGAGGATGCGGGACCCACCGAAGGGGCTGTAGTGGGTCCCGCTTGCGCTACCCCGGGAGGAGCCAAGGTTGCAGCAACTTGTTGTGATTGTTGTACTGGTTGTGCTTGTGACACAGGTCCAAGACTATACGTCGGTCTGTTATTGTTTGTTTCAGATCCTTGAGGCTCATCTATAGCTTCCTCTTCGTCAGGAACTAACAGTGGGGATCCTCTTAATGAGTCGAAAATATCAAACAGTTTTTCTCTCGGTAACACGGGCGTAAGTCTTTTTTCTTCTTTAATGTTGGTTTCGATGTTGATTGAACGAATTAAACTTGGAGTAATTCTAAAAGGAGCAAACTCACCTCTCATTATAGCACTAAGTTCTTTGGCGCTAACCTTACCATCCTTGATTAAAGTTCGACGCACATCGCTCTCAGACATACCTAAAGCGATAGCGTCATCTATTTGCTGCTTTAACTTACCTTGTATTACTTTCAAGGTGTTGTTTTGCTCCACATATTTATCTATTATTTCTGCTTCGGTAGCGTCGTTTCTTTTAGCTATTGAGGAAAAGTTACCTGAAGCTTGGTTGCGTAGCTTAGAGTACCTGTTGCCTAAAAAGCCTAAAGACTTGCGGCTGTTGTGTTCCATTTTTCTAAAGCCAGTTACCAAAGCCAAAGCTTCATCTTCTGTAAAATACTGTTCACCGTATGGCCCCGGTTCTCCAGTTAGGGCTTTAGTAACTCTTCCGGGTCCAAGTCTCCCTCTGTTTTCTTTGTAAAACATCTCCACTAATCCCGGGTTAAATCCTCCAAGGACATGGTTAACGCTTTTTTCCCAAGGGAAACCTGCTTCTAGGTCTGACTCGTCATAAATCTCTGCCCCTGATGGTGTTCTTCCACCTCGTCCACCTGCACTAAAAGGTATAATATCTTGGACTCTTTCAAAGGCTAAAGACTGTCCTGCAAATGGTTCAGCAATTGATTTGAATCCTTCCCACATACCCGAGGTAATGGCATCAACATCTGACTTACCTAGCTCAGATTTTTCTGAGTATATTTCCAAAGCTTTTCTTGCTGGAGCAAGCATAAAGTCATAAGGGTTCATGTAACTAAAATCTATATACTCTAGTTTACCGTCTTCAGGTTTAGACATGGGGACAATGGTATGACCCCTTAAAAAACTGGGAAGACTTCTTTGCAGCGCAGCAGACTGCTCGGGAGTTATTTCAAGAACACTATTCGCAGCAGCGCCAGCACCCACTGGTATTGCGTATGCTGAAGCAACGTATCCAGACATTCTTCTAGCACCGATGGCTCTTATTTCACGGGCCATACTATTAGCTTTTTTCATAGCCTGTTTTGTTACTTCTTCTGTAACTTCAGTCCCGGCCTCTGTGGCTATCTTCTTAGCCATAGCACCTACCAACTCGTCGGTCACCTTAAAGCTCATTTCTTTAAGACTTTGACTTGTTATGTTAGCCGTGTTTCTAATTATTTCAGCGGGGAACGCAACAAAGTTTCCTGCAATTGGAATTCTGCGAACAGCTTTTACGGCTGCGGGAACTCTAGAATATGTAGGCATGGTTTTCTTGACTATGTCAGTGGACATGACATCTACAAAATCTATTTTATCTAGCCCTTCCATATCAAGAGCCGAGGATCGAGGTGCAATTTTCTGATCTACAAGTTGCTTCTGAACAACGGATCCAACTTCATCTTTCAAAGATGCGTTTAAGCCAGCCTTTTTAAATGCTGCTGCATACTTTCCTTTTTCTGCAAAGTACCCTGCAACTTTCCAAAAAGTATCAGTACCGGAGTATATTTTTTGCAAGCCGGATATAATAGGAGCTTTATCCATAAATGATTGTACGGCACCAGCTTGCCTACTGCCTGTCGCTACATTTGACCCCTCATTTAAAAGCTGGCGAAACTCATTAACAACGATATTTTGATCACGGATACCTGCGCGACCTAGAAAATCATACACCTGCTTAAATTCTTTTTGATCTAAGTTAGCTCCCTTACCTAAAGTAAGACGCATCGACTCTCCAAGTTCTAGGTTACGCGGTACGTTACCGTTAGCCATAATCATAAAAGAACCGGAGTTAAAGTTACGAATCTGTGCTAATGGGTTTAACACGGTCTTAGCAACTTGGGATAAACCTTTTGCGACCAGTGATGCAGCTAACACTTCGTTAAAAAAATTTTTATTTTTACCAACTACAGTAAGAGCGTTGTATATTTCTGGGGCTACTGCCTTACCACTTAATGCTCCAAACTCTCCGCCAAACACAGATTTAGCATCCAGTGGTAGCATCTTATAGCCAGTCTGTGCTGCAAATTTTTCCAACTCTTTCCCGGATTGTTCCCCAGCGTCAACAATTAAAGGTCTTAAAGAACTGCCAGCATTTTGTGCTTCTACAACATCAGATAAAGTTTTTGTGTAGCTAGGGTTGTTCGCAAGTGCTCTATAAAGTCCAAGAGAAGCAAAGGAGGAACTCATGTCTCCTACTGTTCTGAGATATCGTTGTCTTGGATCGGTGATCTCACCCATTATTTTTCTAAGAGTAGGAGCAGCATCTAGAACACCTATTCTTTTCTTAAACAAACTTTCGGACAACTTATACAAAGGAACCCTTCCCTTGACCATGTCCTTCCCCTGCTCTGCACTTTTTGCGGCAAGTTTGGCTGCGGCTTCGGGAGTTAACCCGTTTTCAATCATGTCTAAGCCAAGCTGTTTAGCAGTAAACAGTTTAGCTAGTTGAGTTAGTTCTTCATCCGTTTTTATCTTACCTTCATCACCCTTAACATATCCCTTAACTTTTTTATCTATCTTTGCGTTTTGAGAGTTTTTGTAAAACTTAGCTACTTCGTCAACCGCTTTCATGTATTGCTTGGACTGTAAAATTTTAGGATCTATTATTTTGTTCGGATCTAAGTGCAGTTCATATACACGACGTATATATTTCAATTGATTGGTTTCAAATTCTTGAAGGATGGATTCTGCTTTTTTAGCTGATATCTCTCCGGCATCTTTAGCTGATTTTAATTGAACAGATAAAAGATCTGACAGTCCATCTATCTGCCCCCTCATGGTTTGAGCAGCAGCTTTGACAGAGGAATCGTATCCATCAAGGGCTTTTATATCCCCCTCAAGGAATACGTTAAGATCAGTCATAGCTTTTTGAATGCCCTCTTTACCCCTGCCAAAAAGACCTTGTCCCTTTACAGTTTTCTTCACTGCGGTTTCAAACGCTACAAAGTTTTTGGCGGCAGTGTCTGTTAGCTGATCTCTAATGCCCTCCGCAGAAAGAATATCTTCAGCAAAATCTTTTGGGGTAGACCCGGCGGTGGTAAACCATTGTTGTAGCTTTGGTACTTTAACCAAAGTATCACCCAATTTATCAAAGCCTTTACTCAAAGCGGAAGCGGCACCCGTGGCTCCCATAACCTGTCCAGCGCCGTAGGTAACTCCTTTTATAACAGGGAACGCTGCCTCGAAAGCTCCGGCAAACACAGTGCCCTCGGCCCCAACACGGAGTTTATTGCGAAAAACTCGCCCAGCTTCATCTCTTCCTAGAAGCCCTGTGTCACTTTCTGTTTGTAACATCTCAGGCAATCCATCGAAGGAATCAGACATTGTCTTTGTACCGTCAGGAGCCACAAAAATATCCGCAGAACCGGAAGCAAGAGTTGTGGTTACAGCTTGTCTTGTTCTAGTTTTTAATAAAGTTTTACCAAGTCCAGAGCTACCAAAGTCAACGGCTGACTGTCCAAATTTGGAAAGAGTTGAAGCTCCTGCGCTCGGTAGTAATGTTCCGCCACGGGCAACCGTTGAAGCACGACCAAGCCAACCAACCACAGGTATAAAAGCAGAGGCAAAAGTAGTTATGCCTTCTGCAACTTGCCCCGCAGTTCCGGTAGGTCTGAGACCTGTTACATCCTTAACATAGTTGGAAGCTTCTGTTACTGCTCTTGTAGTATTGGTGTCAAAGGCAGCGTCAATGCCTAGAGTTCCGAGTTGCAAGACCCCGGTAGGAATGTTAATGAGACCAGAAAAAACACCTTTGGAAATGTCTGTAATGTTAGATCCAATGTTCCCGGCAGTGTTTACCGCGACATCCCCAACTGTTTCAAAGAAACCTTTTTCTTCGACGGGATCCCCAAGTGTGTAGCCCCCGGTCGTGGGTGTCACCTGAGAAGAAACCTGTTGATCTTCTTTGATGGGATCTCCAAGTGTATAAGTAGCCATTCATCGCCCCGCTATTAGTTTTTATTGATTGGGTACAACTTACCACCAACTATAATTTGTGTAATACCTGCATCACCTAATATTTGCAGTGTATCAGCATCAGGGGCTGTATCATACGATGGGATATTACTATTAATTCCTTGTGCTCCTTGCAGCGCTTTACTATAGATATTCCTAGTCTCTCTAGTTATTTTATCCACATCAGGATTAGGGTTCCCTCCCGCTATTTCTGCCTTAATTCTGTTAGCAATTGCTTCAGCTATTTCAAATTCAATTCTTTTCGGGCCGTAATCTTTTTGCATAGTGCTTGAAGTTTTAGCTAGGCTATCTGCTATTTCATCAGCCTTTTTATGGAAAGCTGCGGCAACCTCTGGCTTAGTAAGATCTTGCCCTTCAAACTCAATATAGGCTGCGGCATGTGCATCTGAAAGTGCGCCTATTTTAGCTCTAATTAACGCAGCAGCTTGATTAGCCTCTTCCCTACGAGCAGCGTTTTCAGCGTTGTTGTTCGCTATATCTATCTGAGTATTTAGTTTTGCGTACAAAGATGTCTTGTCAAATGCCATTTTAGCATTAAACTTTTCCAAATCTTTCTTGTTTTTGAATACAGTTTTAGTCCAGTCATACTTTTGATTTATACTTATTTTTTCAAGTTCTCTGCCCCACTGCCTCTCATCTTTTTCATCATCAAAAGCTTTGGTTAGACCGAGCATTCTAAGTTTATCTTTTCTAGCTTTCCGAGTTTTATCACTTTCAGCTTTTTCACCAAGAGCGGTCTTAGCAGCATTAGCAGCATTAGTAATTAGATCGGGACTTTGTCCAGTAGCCAAAGCAAGACCAAAGCTAATGGCAAAGTCATTCATGTCAAACTTATCTGCATCGTCTTCTGGAAAATATTTTTCGTATAGTGCAATGTTTTTCTTTACACGTTCTTCCATAGTAAGTTTTTTCTTTGGGTCTTTCTCACCCATAACTTCTAAAATACTATCGTTCTTTTCCTCTTCAGAAACATCCGAGTTTAAAATAGAACCAACTTCTCCCACAAACATTTTATCTAGTTTTTCCCCCATAACTTCTGCGTCAACTAACTTGTCAAGTTTTTTGACTTTAACCTCGGGGCTTTCTTTCCGTTTTGGCTTTGATGTTGGCACTGGCATTCCGTCTTCGTCGTCACCTGCATCTTTTTTGTCTGGGTTAATCTCGAAGTCAAGGATTTCATCTCTAATCTCAACACCGCCTTGATCACCAAGACCAATATCTACATCAAGATTCGGATCTCTTTTCTCTCCCATAAATTGTTCATCACGCCTTCCACCAAGAATCTCACTAGCAAGTAACCTTTCGGTGGGTGAATCTTCCTCAGATATTACTCTAGGTAGTTCAAAGTCAGGTACTCTACCCGGCAGAACTCCGCTTTGTATTGCCCTTCTTTCTTTAAGTATGTCTCCTGCTTTAGGAACCGCTGTTAAAATACCTGAAACAGTCTTATCAAGCATTGGTCTTGCAAAACCAGACCTTGGGAGCATCTTGGCGTACTTTGACAATAAATCTCCTGTGCCAGAAAATAAATCAGGTATTAGACCTCTGTTAAGTTCTTCCCGAAACTTACGTTCATTAGCATCACGGCTACCTGTCTTAATTCCTCCGTTAGCCATACGCACTGGCTGACGGTTGGCTACGGTGTTAGCAAGCTGCGGCGAAGATGCGAGGATCCCGGTTGGTCGTCGTGACGCACCGGGCTGACGGAACATTCTGCGATTTAATGGGTTCATGTTTATCCAGCCCCAAAATTAAATAATTGATTAAACCCGCCAGCTTTTCCAGCAGCACCGAGACCCGCGATCCCAAGACCCGCAATCTGTGAGAACAGGCTAGGATTAGGAGTAGCTGTTTGACTTGTTGTCTGTTGCAACGAAGGAACACCACGGAACAGGTCAGATAAGAAACCTATCTCCTGATAAGGAGCATTCTGCTGACCCATTATGTTAGCACGTTCTAGGTCCAACGCCGCCTGACCTTTGAAACCAGCGCCATCTCCAAACTGCTGTGTAAGTCCACCAATACCAAGCAGGCTATTCACATCCTGCACACCCATTGCTTGAGCCTGACCGCCCAAATTTCCGTACATCCCGGCCTGCTGTGCCTGCAACTGCGCTGCATTTTGTGCCGCTTGCTGTGCTTGTTGATAGCCTTGCTGCCTGAGATTGGCTGCTGCTCGAGACTGTTCCTGTATATTAGCCTCACCAAGCGCTGCTTGACCGACCCCAAAACGTGACCCGCCAAAAGCTCCAGCTTGCACTGCTTGAGAACTAAGTTGATTTTGTTGTTCCTGCCCAGCCTTTCTAATATCAGCCATTGTCTGCTGAACAACTTGATCCTCGTAAGGATTCATAAATTGTTGGGCTGCGCCGGGTTGTGCAAAGGCTCCAGCTTGCGTCATTGCTGCTTGAGCGCCCTGCATAAATGGCTTGTAGGCACCCACACCCTGTCCAGCCAATTGAATAGCTCGTCTCTGCTCTGGGGATAGACCAGCCATTTTCTGGTCTGTATATCCCATCCCGCCTTTTAGAGCGGTGGCTTGAGCAAAGATATCCTTTAGGAAGTCTTCCTGAAACGGAGCTAACCGTTGGGTAACTGTTTGTTCTTGTACTGCCATTACGCTGTGGCCTCCAACTCCGCCATCATATCATATAAACGTGCGGCTCCGATATCTCTATCTCCACCACCTGCACCACGAACAGACTTTGCTGTTAAAACAAACTCTCCATCTGACAGCCTAGCAGGAACGGAATCAGATGTCCCTGTCCCCGGTCCGCTGACCTCACCCGTTATCGGGGTATCATAACTCATTTTATCGTGTCCGTACATAGCCCCGCCATGCGCTGCTAAAACAGGCTCTCTTTCGCTGTACTCTTTGCGATCTGCGTCCTTTCTGGCCTTGTATTCCTCACGCTCTTCCGGGTCATCAAGATCGTACCGAACGCCTCGATACTCTACATCCCACGCTTCACCGGGTCTACCGTAGTCAGGGTTGCGTGTTTCTTCCTCTTCTGGGCTTGACAAAGCTCCGAGGGCCAAGGACCCAAGACCGAGAGATGTCATCGGATTTTCTTTAACAAAGTCCATTACTCCACCGAACATACTGCTACCTCCACCCGAGGTGCTTCCAGTAGTCATTCCCTCTGACAGAAAATTCTCAGGACCAGCCAGTGTAGTAGGAACTCTGGCACTACCCGAATACAAACTACTCTGCAAGGCATTGGGGCCAAACATACCTGTGTTAGCCTGTGCTCCAGAACTCATCATACTTGATGGGACAAAGGAGGTTACACCATAGGCCAGTGCAGCATTGGTAAGTGCGTCGTTAACTGACTTGCCGCCAGCTAAACTACCAATACCGGAACCTATGGACGCACCCAAGGGTCCGCCAAAGTAAAAACCAGCAGCCGTACCGATAACAGGCAGTACATCTTTTGCACTGCCTAGTCCTAATGCTTTTCCAAGATCACCAAATATTGCCATTATGCTACCTTTACAGTACCGGAATCATTATACAGCGTCCCCGTCTCAAGTCCAGTGGCGCTTGTGGGCAAGTCTGTTATTGTTATAGTCGATGCCCGTAGGTCACCCGGGTTACGTTCCTGCTCAATAAATATCTCCAGTGCCCGGACAAGGTCAGACATGTAGCCAACGCTATACTCTTGCGGAGCTTCCGGCAGTCTGGGTGGTGGCGTTTGATTGCTAGACACTAGCGCCTCCCATCCTGACGTAAGTCAACTCTAGGACTGCCAAGCCGCCACTTAGCACCAAGTGCAGTTGACTCGACTCTCAATGCAAAAGACCGACCTCGGGCACGGACGTACAACTGTTTTGTGTACTCTTCAACAGGACTAGTCTGCGTCCTCGTCGTTGTGGATGCTGCTGTATTTCCAAAATCCTCACCCGGGAAATCTCTTGACTTAATTGTGAACGTGGCTTGCGGGGTAGATATAGCAGTAGAACCAGAGAAGCTTAGATCCGGTATAACCCTTCTAACATAAGTGAAGTGATCCCCATCTCCTATGTCCATCACGGCTGACTCAATGTATGATGTCATTGCATTGCCATCGTCGTCATGCCCAAACTCTTGGTTGTATACATATCCGCCCTCTGTAGCCAAAGGAAAGGGCCGAGTACCGCGATCCAACCACGCACTTCTTGCTAACGTACCGAAGTACCACAGCTTTTCTAGGTAGTTGTACACCACATAGCGGTCATTCTCTGTTGATCCAGATGCCGGGTAAAACCAGAACACCTCACTGAACTCAGAGTTTACCCCACCGTATATCTTGTCACTCTGTTCCAGATTGATATCATTGAATACTTTGTCCTTGACAGTGCATGGTAGCTGCGCTGTCTGACCAGCATAGACGTAGAAGTTATCGTCACCCATCCAGAACACAAAATCTTCCGTGGCAACAGCGGCGTTTGGTCCGGCGATAGTTATGTTGGATGCAAGCTGCTGTAGACCAAAGGTAAAGGGAGGCCCGATAAATCTCATGGAGGTTAGTGCAGTGTCAGTCCATATCAGAATTTCACGCTTTGTTTCAATGGCTTTTACAAAGGTAGAACCAGAACCAAGCCGCAAGTCTCCTGCGGTGTTGGTTGTTACAGGATACCAGTCAATTGGGTTTTCCTGACTAGAGAAACGTATTAACAACGGATCTTGAACCCCGTCCCCTTGTGCGTCACTCGCACCACCAAGACCATCACAACCAAAGGCAAGAACGTGACGATCTCTGTCCGACACCATGATCTGCTTACAAATGGTGGGTACGCTTCTCTTTGTGCCTGATCGGGTGGATAGTTCTACTGCTCTGGCTCCCGTACCAGTAGATTTGTCCCAGTAAAACACACCGGAGTCACGAGGATTTATGAGGAGATCTTCCCCAAAATTGTCGTGTGACCACAGACGTATCTGTGTTGTAGTTGTCAGACCACCAGAAGCTGCAACACCCCAACCGGAGAAGTCGTCGGCTGGATCAGCGTTACCTTTAGCTAGGATGACTAGACTTCCATCCACATGACTAGCCGCAGTTGTGCCAGAGTGTCCACGGGTACAGCCCGTTAAATCGTTGCCCGAGATACCACCAACAAGGATCAACTCATTGTCAATCATTACAATGTCAGTAGCCACAATGCCTGTGGTGCTGGTTACGGTAATTGTGGTGTCACTATTTGAAAGAGTGCCGCCCTCATTGACCGTTGTCTGTAGTGGTGCTGAAGTTCTACCGCCATACAAACCTGCGCCCCAACCTGTACCACCCACTGTGGTATTAAGACCTACGTTGATCTGATAGTTACCTACCGTGCTGCCGCCGCCATTACTTGTGTCAGAGCCGTTGGATGTTACTGCAACTCCAAGAAGATCTTTGGCTGTAATTTCATAGGTGCTGCCGGAGAGAACCTGATCAATACTATATTCCTGATTTAGTACGGTGGCAGTTATGTTTCCGCCAAGACTTGCGGCGCTGGAAAAAGTAACAAAGTCCCCGGTTACCGCACCGTGGTTAACGTGGGTTACCGTAATCGTGCTAGAAAACGGTGCTGATGTTGTTGCGGCAAAGGTGATAACACCTGCACTTGTAGGGGATCCAGTACGAAGAGGAGTTATATCGTTGAATGTGCCGCCTTCTTCTATGTAATATTTTAAGTTCGTACCCAACCCAAGATAGTTAGATCCGTCAAGAGCAATCCAGTTATGTAAAGCACGACAAGTACCTAGAAAAGTTGAACTAGCGTACTTTGCCCATCCTCCTATTTTTTCAGGATAGCCTAGACGAAAGCGTACTTTGTCACCATCTCTCCATCCACCTTCGTTGGAGTATGCTGTAAGATCCTGTACAAGCCCGGGCCTAAATTGTAATTTTGTTAGCGGCATTATGTTTTTCTCCCGCCATAAAAATCAGATATATCTAAAGCGCCAGATGTCGGAATGCCTGAGTTAACGGCTGTAGTGATGGAAGAGTTGTTGTACGAACTTCCGCCAACATAAACATAGATCACTGCCCAGCCAGAAGATGGGGCGGTTCCAGCAACCCGTATGACCTGTCCAGCACCCAGAGAAAGTGTGTTAACGGCTGAAGTGGTGGTATTATACCCCACAACTAGGCTGTGTGATCGAACAACGCTACCGTTTGCATACATAGTAATACTGGCTGTTCCGCTACCTTGTATGTAATAACCAACGTAATACTGATAAGATCCGGTTTTACTGACAGTGAAATTCCTATCCATAGTAATTGTACTGCCGTTGTCACCCCAAAGGGCTTGTGTATACAAACGACTATAAGTGTTTATCTGCGGATCTAAGCCGCCAATGGCGGGGTATCTATAGTTGGCTGAGTTACTGCCTCCAAGACTTGATGCAGTTACCGCTTCTGCAACGGTGCTAGGAACGTATCCGTTACCACCACTCTTGTAATACTCGCTCATAGAAATCGGATGTGAGCCAGTAAACTCCGTCTGAAGATCAGAAAGTGACAGTGTTCCAGAAGATGGCAACGTCATTAGATCGATCCATATGCGGTTACATCGTCAACAGAAGTTATTGCGCCGTTAGAAGCTACTTTAGCCACTGCCGAGCCACCGTAGGAAAACACTAGGTTATTGTTGCCGTCCACAGAAATTGTCCAACCGCTACCACCAGTCAGACTTAATGTGCTCCCAAAGCTAGAGCCTGCACTAACAAACGAAAGCTGCCCGGAACCGTCAGTCTTCAATAGCTGACCTGCTGTTCCATCTGCTTGCGGATAAGACAAGCCGTCAAGTATAACAGAACCTGTACCATGCGGGGTAATCGCAATATCTCTATTACTTGCTGTGGTTACAATGCTGTGCGTAACAACATCAAGGTTGCCGCCAAGCTCGGGACTCGTGTCGTTAACCAGATCGGTAGTTGGTGTCAGGCTCTTGAAAACACCGGAGCCTCCACCACCGTCACCTGTCACAGCGGCTGATGCACCTGCTGCGATTTCTACGCCGTTGGATGCGGAGTAGGTTACACCTTTGTATATGATACGACAGGCAGCGTTTGTGTCGTTTCTGATAGTATAAAATTTTTCCTGATCTGTTGGAGTAACTCTTAGCTCAAAGGTAGAACCCGGAGATCCGCTAAGAACAAGAACGGTGTTTGCGCCGTCGCTAGTAGATCCATCGTTGGTGGTCAGATCTTGACTACCTGAAATAGTTATCTGCGCCTGACCGTGAAGCGCCTGATCAATTATGTCGAAGTTGGTATTAGTCGTTGTGCCCCAAGTTCCTGCCTGTTCGCCGGAACCGGGTTTTTGAATACCAGTGTTTGAAGTATATGTACTGGGCATTTAAACCACCTTATTTGTCCACGTTTCTATTGTACCACCCGCGTTGATTTCTGTCCATGTTCCACCACTTGGGACAACTTGCACCCAGTTTTCTGACGGGGTGTCTGCATCTATACGCTCCCAATAGAACCTACCTTCGGCTGACACAATGAACACTGCATTAATTTGCAGTTCGTCCATGAGAATAACTTTGGTCCCGAGAGCAGACTGTATAAAAACAGACTCAATATCCAAAGGACGAGAGTTTATAATAAATGTAGGCGCGACAGACTGTATGAACTCTGCCGTCATTTCTTGCGAGGCGGAGTATAACACACTTGCCCCGGATGTCTGCTCAAAGTTAGCACTCTGCTCAGAGGCTGCACTTAGGGTCATAACGGAGTTTGTGCTTTGTATAAAGGCAGCGTCTTGTTCGGATATTGCTGAAGCTACAAACGTACCATTCGTAGTTTGCACAGTGCTAAAATCCATCTCCGCGATAACTGTTCCAAAGCGGGTAAGCTCTGTGCTTTGCAGGAACAAAGCAGAAGCCTCAAAGATACCTGCAAGAACACCTACGCCAATTGTAGCTTTAACACCAATTGCTTCCATATCTGCGGAGCCGTTTGCTACAAACATAGATGCGCCGTCTACAGTGAAGTTGGCATCAGCAGTTGCAGAACCAAAGGCTAGAATACCTTGATCCGCTATAGCCCTTTCGGATAATGCCAACTCACCGAACATCAGTCAGCGTCCTCTATTGTTAGAGTGCCAGCGTCCACTTGGCGCATGATTTCTGCGTAGTGACGGTTGTCTGGGTCAATCGGCACAAACATAGTCACATCATTGACTACAACATGAATGCAGACAGCCTCACCGTTTAAATTGTTTTGATATTTTGCTGATTTAATATTCATTTATATTTCCGCACTTGCAGTTGCCGCATTAGAACCGTCCCCAAACTTTGCATAGTTGTTGCCGGTATTATAGTAGGTAGCATTTACGTTATTAAGATTGTCTGCGGTTCCTTGAACCCCACCCCCTAAAGTTGGTGTTGCTCTCATTTCTACTGGGTATTGCCAATTTACAAAATTGTAAGGTGCGCCGTAGGGACTGATTAGACCAGTAGTTGATGTTTTGCAAAAATACCTCTGACACTTAGCCAACGTAGTTCCGTAGTCCTCATAATCAAACGGCGTGCCTACATCGCCCTCTTCCCACTGAATGCCTGTAATGTACCACTCATTGTCTGTGCTATCTGCTAGGTTAACATTTAAGCCAGCAGCAAAATCAGCACTAACATTATTTGTCCAAGTAGTTCTAAGCGTTCCTGTGTTATAGTTTGAGCCAACAGCTAACCACCAATAAATATAAGCTGATGCATTTGCATCATTGTCAAATGCTGCTGCTGTATCTCCGGGAACAGAGAATTCAACTTTTTGCCATGTATTTGCTGATGATACTGTGTAAAGAAAAGAACAATTTTTACTCGTGCCGCCAGTAATACCATTTTGAATGCCAACAACGTAATTACCTGCTTTGTTTGTTTTTACCCAAAATGAAAGAACTGAATTTTTTGCTCCTGATGTTCCATAGTTTAAACGCTGTAAATCTAAACCTTCTACTCTATGACCAAAAGCAACGTAATCATTTGCGGCTAAAGACGCATCTGCTGTCGTGCAGTCTAACTTAAATGAATATACAAATCCTTGACCGCTTGGCACATCTGTTGATTGGCTCTGTGTCCAAGTTCCAGCCGCGTTCATTTCTGGATTCATTCTATCAACAGTTTTAACGCTTCCACCAGCCGTGTCACCTGTTACTGAGGTTGCTCTTTGTGCAATAACCATTGCCCCATTTTTTATAATATTCTTGTTCGACCGAAACACCTCATCAGCAATATCGGCAGTAGTTATCTGCGTTCCAGTACCAAGTAGATCTGCAAGATTACGGGCGTTGCTCATGTCTTACTCCGGCTTAGTAGGCCACGTTACATCATCAAGGCTGGTAGCGCTCTTGGTAATATCACGCAGTGCCTGACGGTATGCTGTACGGGCACCGCTCATTGAACCAGCTAGGTCGCTGGATGCCCACCAATCTGTCTCTGCAATCAAGCGGTTACGCTCTTCCCGTAGCAGCTTCATAGGTTCTGCTGCCTTTATCTCGTCAGCCTTTGCTTTTACGGCTGACCAAGTT